AGGACCTTGGGCACCAGTGGCTCCTGTGGCTCCAGTGTTTCCTTGAGGACCTTGGGCACCAGTGGCTCCTGTGGCTCCAGTGTTTCCTTGAGGACCTTGGGCACCAGTGGCTCCTGTGGCTCCAGTGTTTCCTTGAGGACCTTGGGCACCAGTGGCTCCTGTGGCTCCAGTGTTTCCTTGAGGACCTTGGGCACCAGTGGCTCCTGTGGCTCCAGTGGCTCCAGTGTTTCCTTGGATGCCTTGAGCACCAGTGGCTCCGGTGTTTCCCTGAATGCCTTGGATGCCTTGGGGACCAGTTGCACCAGTTGCTCCTGTGTTTCCTTGGATTCCTTGGGGACCAGTGGCTCCTGTGTTTCCTTTTTCAGCAGTCAAAGATGTTACAGTAAATTTCAAAAATTCAACAGTTATACTATTTGTGGCAGTTTTGTTTTGAACAATAAAAAAGACTCTATCGCCATATGCAAGATCTAATATTGTTTGAATTACAGAAGAAACAGGTTGAGCAGATGGATTTGCAGAGTTAGCATAAATTTCACTTTCACTAATTCTATCTGCATTTGGATCAAGGGTGGAACCTGCAACTGAATTTTTTCCAACATAAAATCCACAAACATCTTGGCTTCCACTGTAAAAGTTAAAGTTTGCAATGATGTGGAATCGTCCACCAGACCCATCATATTTCAATGCATTTTTTGAACCATCTTTGGAAAAATTAAATAGTGTTCCAGTCTGTGCTGTTCCCCCAACTATTGCTCTTCCATTTATAGATGGTATAATTGTTGCTGTGGTATTTCCTTTCAAATACATCACACCCACATCATTATTGCCAGGTGCACCAGATCCAGAAGGGCCTTGGGGGCCAGTTGGTCCGGTGGGCCCAATTGATCCCATCCCACTAGTTGATGTTATAGTTAGTCCTTTTGGTCCTAAAGTTAAATTAATATTATTTCCAGCATACAGAGTAACACCACCAGTAAGACCATTAAGAGTTGCTACATAATTTCCAGTAATCCCAGATACACCACCAGATATTGATTTCCAAACAAATCCGGTTCCGGTTTGTTGTCTTATGTAAAGAACATCATTTTCATCAAACCAAAATTGATTTTCTTCTGGTTGTAGTGGTGCTTCGGCGTTTTGATATGGCTCAGTTAGTTGGGTTAGTTTCCAACTTTTGGGAGACTGAAAAGGAGAACTTTGAGTAACTTCAAGACACTCATAAACCTTTCCCTGAAATATCACAACATCACCTATGGCATAGGTATATGGTGTACCAGAGGCGTTTCTAAACTTAAACTTACCCTTAAACATTCACAAATATTTATACTTGTGACTTGATCCGGGAAAAGTTATTTTTCTTCTCAAATTGTAGTTGTTGATCAAATTTATCAGTCAAAGCATCTGCTTTATGGCTAATTATGTAAATTGAACATTTATTCTTCATTTTGTTCAATAACTTCAAGAAAGCCTCAGTACCAGCTCCGTCCAAAGATGAATCCAATATCTCATCAAAGATGAGAAGATTGCAGTTCAAACTGTTCTTCATTTTGGCAATCTCTCTCCATGTCAAGAGAATGGCCAAATCGATACGCTGTTTCTCTCCCTCAGAGAAAGAGGAATATGAGAATGCATCTCTATATCTTGACTTAATTGTTTCCTTGAACTCCTCATCGATGTTGAAGTCAACATAGAGGTTAAGTTTTCCGAGAAACTTGTTGACGAGTCCATTGATGATGGGAACATAATGTTTGATAATCCGGCTCTTAAGTCCACCATCTTTGAGCATATCATAGACAACATCGTAGTGAATTTGGTCATTAATTGATTTTTGTAGATCTGATGCATGTTTATTCTTTTCTGCAACTGCCTCTTCGATCTTAGTATTGATTTCAGATTCACTTGAAGTTTTCTTTATTTTTGCAATTTTTTGATTTAAGGATAAAACTTCGTTATTGAACCCATTTTTACGGGTTACGGCTTGAGCCTGCATAACCGTTTTTTCCATTATCTGATTATTTAAATCTTCAACTTGAGTTTTTAAAATTTCAAGTTCTTTCAATTTTTTATCTGCAACTTGTAAAGATTTCTTACAACTTGCTAATTTTTCTCTTTTTTCCTCCAAGTGCTTCTGTCGAGAATCTTCCGGTAGTGTTTGACCGCAGCAAGTGCACTTTGGATCTGTCTCCAAGGTCTTTATTTGCTCTATAAGCGTCTCTTGCAGTTCCAATGCCTTGGAGTGCATTGTTGGAACGCTGGCCAAGGAAGCCATTTTAGAGGCTTCCTGCTTCTTTAAAGATTCAATCTCACTAATTTCTTTTACAATTTTTCTAATAAAAGACTCTTCAGAAACAATAGAATCTTTAATTTTTTGTAATTGTTCTTCGTACTCAGCAAGCTCTAAATTTTTATTATTATCTATTTGAGTTTTGAGTTCATTTAAAGACTTGACTTTTTCATGTCCAATTTTAAGAAAACTTTCTTGCTCTTTAATGTTTCCTTTAATACGAAGAAGTTCACTCTTGACATGTATATTCATGTCTGCCAAGATATCAAGGTCAAGTAGACCTTCAATAATCTTTCTTCGCTCTGCTGGAGAAAGTTGCATGAATGGCACAAAGTTTGACTTGCCAAGAATTACAACTTGTTTGAAAGCTTCAAAGTTAAATCCAAGTATTTGTTCTTCAAAGTAATCTTGTGAGTCTTTGGCTTTGGCGTGCTGATCCAGCATCTCACCATCTTTGTAAATCTCAAAAGTCTTGGGTGCCAAAGTACGACGAACTAGATACTTTGAATTTGATCTGACAAATTCCACTTCAACAACGCAGTTCTTTCCATTGACTGAATTTACAAGTTGTGGGAGATTAATCGATCTGAATGGCTTACCAAATAAACCGAAGCACAATGAATCAAGAAGAGCAAATGATTTACCATGGCCATTGGTGCCGGTTACCAAAGTGGTCTTATTGTTATTGAGTATTATTTCAGAAAAATTATTTCCGAATGATCCAAAATTTTTAAATCGAACACGCTGAAACTCAATCATTCTTCTTCCTTAGACAGTGCACTATTATAAGCTGTGTTTATAATGTCTGCAAGTTGCTTTTTGTCAATGGACTTTTCTGTGATTGTATTAATTTCTTCGTGCAGCAGCTGTAGAGTATCTTTATGAATATCAACAGCAATGGTCTCTGGGTTTGTAGAAACCTCTTCTGCTACGGCTAATTCAGCAACACCAGCCTCATAAAACTTATCAAGATACTTTTCAAACATTGCTTGTTTGGTTTTCTTTTTAATAAAAATTTTTACATAGCAATCTTTGTAAGAAATATAATCTAATATTTCTTTCTTATCTTCGTCATAATCCAAAGTGTAAAATAGTTTTTTAGGATTCTCTACAAATTCTAGATTTCTCTCTTGGAAATCAAATACATGAAATCCCTTCTTTTCCCATACATCAGAAAAACTCATTTGGTATTGGGTTCCCAAATAGTGAATGCTATCTCTACTGGACTTAATGTGATAATGTCCTGTTAGGACATACTCAAACTTATCAAAATGTTTTGATTCATATCCTTGATCGATAAACACACCACGAATGCTTTGAAAGCCACATAGTTCTAAGTGACCCAACAAAACCGTGCAAGATGTCTCAGAAAGAAACTTGGCGGCTGCTTCTTCGTTCTCTGGGTTTATCCACGGGAGTAACGCGACACAACCGCTGGAAAGATGAATCTCGGTGGGCTCTGAATATACTGACCAATTCGGATAATGTCCAGCGAGTTCTTGCAAGGAATTGATGGCATTGGTATTTCGATAATAGATATCGTGGTTTCCACAGATGATGTGTACTTTAATGCCCATTTCTTGTAGTGGCTCAAAAAACTCTTTTTGAACTCTATGCAGCGTTTTAAAATTGACATACTTTCTTCGGTCAAACAAATCCCCCAAATGAAAGATTGTTTTGATGTTGTGTTCCTTGAGGTAAGGAAACAATTGCTCTTTAAAGAAAGATAAAAAATAATCCATGACAATGCATGAATCATTTTTATATCCAAAATGCGTGTCGTTGAGAATTACTGCTTTCATACATCAAATGGTGATTTAGTCTTGCGCTTCTTTCTTTTCTTTTTCTTTGGGGCGCACATCTCGTCAAATCTTTCCATATCCAAATCTGTAAGACCAAAGAAGTCTCTTCTTCCAATGTCAACACCAGCATAAGTTTCATTAAACCAGTTATGGAAGTCTTTATCGTTCTGCTGTTCTGCAAATTTATATTGAATATACTTTTCTTTCTTTTCTTTGTTTATGATACGCACAAAAGAAAACCAGCATATTTGGGTTAGATAACCAAATGGGCTGGTTGATTTTTTTGGATCAAAGTTATCAATATAAGTTACGCAGTTTAATACAGCATCCGATACCATTTCTTCCCTATATGGATAGTTGGCAAAGTTTGGTCTATAAGATAATCTGGTTGCTATCTTTAGAATGCATTCACCAATATAATCGGGAAGTTTGGGTTGCTTTCTTCCTGAATTTTCTGCGTCCCTGCACTTCTTTCGATATTCAACCAAAGAGTCATACAGTTGCTGATTGTCTACATAATCAGCATCTGATGGTTTGAGTTTTTTCTTCTTTGGCTTTTTCACGGTATTACTATAACTCAGATTTCAACTAAATCAACTTTTTTGTTACTAAGTCTTACACTCCAGTAATCAACCATCTCTTCCATCATTTGATTAAATGATATCTTTGGTTTCCAATTTAACTCTTTTCTTGCCTTAGAAGAATCACCGCGCAAATAATGTAATTCTTCAGGTCTGTAATACTTTTCATCACTGAAAACATATTTGTTTTGATCTAAGCCTGCATAGTTGAAAACATAGGAAACCATTTCTCTGACAGACCTGGTTTCACCTGTGGCAATTACATAACTTTGTGGAGTTTGTTGCTGCAACATTAACCACATAGCTTCAACATAGTCCTTAGCGTGGCCCCAATCACGATAAGAATCTAAATTGCCCAATGTCAGTCTATCAGCCAACCCCATTTTAATCTTGGCTACCTGCAACGCTACTTTATTTGTTACAAAGTTAATTCCTCTTCTTGGAGATTCGTGATTAAATAAAATTCCAGAGCAAGCAAAAATACCATATGCTTGACTATAGTTTCTGCATAATGTGTGGGCATACAACTTAGCACAGCCATAGGGGCTTACTGGAATCATCGGGGTTGTTTCACGCTGATAACCGTCTGAGTCTTTTGAGTTGCCAAACATCTCGGATGTTGCAGCGTGATAAATCTTAGAATGTGGTGAAAATCTTCTTACAGCCTCTAACACTGCTAGAGTCCCACCACCATTTACATCCAAAGTATATTGCGGAAGATCAAATGAAATTTGAACATGAGACTGTGCAGCAAGATGATAAACTTCATCTGGTTGAAGTTTTTGAATTGTGCTTTCTATGCTCAAAGCATCAGTCAAATCCGCATAGTGGAGAGTAATTAAATTTTTATCATGTAAATGTTGTATGCGGGTTGTTTGTGATTCTGGTACTGAATTTCTTCTTATTGTACCATGAACTGTGTATTGTTTTTCTAAAAGAAACTCTGCAAGATATGAAGCATCTTGCCCATTTGCGCCAATTATTAATGCAACTTTATTCATAATTTAACTATACACAACAATAAGTATTAATCAACTATTTTTTAAATAGAAAGCATCACCCCACGGATGATCTTCCCAAAGTTTTTTTTCTTTTCTAGAAAAATTGTAGTTAGAAAGAAATGAATCTATCTCGTTTAAAAGTCCGCAATCTTTGTACACTTCCTTCTCATTGATCTCCAAATAAATTGAGTTTACAATTGGTAGATGTTTTACAAATCCCTTTAAAGCCAAAAGTTCAGCTCCTTGAATATCAATGTTTACAAAATCTATTTCATTTAAAAATTTTGTTTCTTGTAAAAGAGTATCTAAAGTTTTAGTTTTTCTAACTTCTCTTCTAACATAAAAAATGTCAGGAAATAGAGATCTATGTTCTGCTAAATCTAGAATAGATGATGATTGATCTGAGTTTGCTATGTTAAAAACTACTTCATCATCGTCCTTATCTGAAATAACTTCGTTGCTCAAATAATGTTGAGGGCCAGTAAGAATGTTTTTTAAATTTTCAAAAAGATTTACATTTGCTTCAACCCAATGAATTTTATTAGCACCACAATCAATGTACGATTGTGATTCTTGGCCTTGATGTGCTCCGATATGGAGTATATTTTCAGTTTTAATATTGTATTTATTTTTTAGTTCAGATAATTCTATTAACATGATATTCCATTCCAATTGTTATATACAAAAATATCGCCGTGCCAATCTAAATAATTTTTTGGATAAAAAACATTTGATTTTTGGGATAAAAATCCAATCCACCAACTAAAAGTTCCTCCAGACAAAATAATATTTTCAAAATCTTTTGCAAATAAAATTGTATTCTCTGGTGTGTTTTCGTACATAGATAAATTATACTTTTGACAAAGATGATATATCATGGGGTGGTGAAGAGTATCTGAAGATACATATCCAAATTTTGGATTTAATTTATTCAAACACATTTCATAATATGGTATACCAGGATTTTTGGATGCAGCATCATCTAATCTAACATGCACAAAGACACCTTCTTTTTTATTATCATTTAAATTTAAGAAATGATTTTGTATTTCATTTTTAAAATTAGTTACAAAAAATTTTGTTTGAAAATATGTAGAAGATTCTAATCCGCAGTGCATTTCCTTTTTTTGTAAAATTTCATCTACATTATCATCTGTAATTGTAATGTAATTATCATTAATTACTCTGCTACCTTGATATAAATTTAATTTGATTTTATCATAATTTTTTTTATAATTTTGAACATATAAGTCGTGTTTTTTAGCTAAAATGCTACAACCAATATCTTGAAGTAAATTATTACCTAACCGACCATAGTGATTTATTTTTATCATACAATGTTATTCAAAATGTATTTTGCCATTTGTTCAGTTGTACAAGTGTTTTTACAATAATTTAAAATAGCTTGCAATAGAGTTTTATATTTTTGTTCATCAAAAACCATATCATTTATTTCTATAGATGGAATTAAATTCTTAGATAAACTAACACCAGGTAAATTTTTTGCTTCTATTAATAACTCTTTTGGCAAAAATGTTAATGTATTTTTTGGGCAACTTTCAATATCTGTAAAATACGGCATGCAGTTGTTAAATATAATTTCATAATGCCGCATGCAATCCCATCCACCTTTTTTATGTGTTATTGCGTAATATGAATTTTGATAATCTTTATAATAATCTTCTTCTTTATTAAAGATATAAGTTTCTTGATATCCGGGAACAACTGTGGCATTTGTCTTTGTTTTATTGTAAACTGTACAAATTTTTTCTTTGGGAAAAGAAAATCCTATTGGTTTCATATTTTCATGTTGTCTGTAATCTAATTCTCTTTTAAAGTAACTGGCTCGCCAAGTAATGTGAGGTGCCATGTGGTGAACTTGGTGCTGGTCTTCTCCGTCTAAGAATATACATTTACTTCCAGAATCAATAGCAGAATAAAAATATGATAAATTTCTATGAATTGATCCCCATATGATTAAATCAAAATGCCTGTCATTTATTTTTTTAAAAATATAATTTCTATCAACATCAATATCTTCTAGCGTTCTAAAAATTGTAAAACCTCGGCCCCATGTTTTCATTTCTGATTCTGGAAAAGAATTAGAATACATGTAATCCATTTTGGGACAATCTACAACATCAGTTCCATACAATGATCTGAGCCCATGAAATAGAGTGTCTGCCAAATAATCTGGAGATCCAGAATTCACATAAAGTATTTTCATTGTTTTTCTAAAATTGTCAAACCACTAGAAAAAGGATATACAAACTTTTTTGTCCATTGTGGATTTTGTTCTAGGAACTCATCGATTGCTGGATTTATTCCTTTTAGGTTTGTGTTTAAAGCATCGTCTTCAAAATCTTGACCATAGGTTCCAAATAATTCTGTGTCGTGAAAAACTAAGTATTTTTTTACCTTTGATGCGTGTCTCTCCAACTCACCTTTAACTTGGTTATATTCATGATATGTATCTAGAAACAGCAAATCAGTTTCTTCAATATCACAATCAAGTGTACTGGCTTCAATAAATTTATAGTCAATATTGTTTGCTTTAGCCAAATCATATACCTCTTGGATATTTTGATTATGTTTCATTGGATTGACCAAATCAACTGAGACCATTTTTTTAGGACAGCCATACAAAAAAGCCCACGTGCTCACAATCGTCCTTACACCAAATTCAGTTACCGAATCACATTTTGATGATAAAAATGCTAGAATAGGTAAATGCTCAAAAATGTCTGAACGATTATATACTTTATTTAAAAATTTATATTGTAATTCGATTGAAGGTATTCTATCTGTCATTTGTTTGTCTTCCAAAAATTGTAAATTCCTTTTTCAAGTTCGTAGTTTTCCCACTCTTTTCTTTTTCTGATTGGTTGAGTCTGTGCCCAATTCCACATTGCTTGTAACCCATCTTTTAAAGATGTTGGAGCATTGAAGTTTAAAGCTTTCTTTATTTTATCATGTGTGACCCACGCTTGTTTTACTTCATGCCTTTCTTCAAGATGAACGATTGGATAATTACCAACTATATCAGTAAGAGTTTTTGCTGCATCATTTATTGTAATATGATCGTCACCACCCATATTAAATATTTCTTTTGAGCAAACTGGATTGACTGCCGCTTCCCATAAATAGGGCAAACAATCATCAATATAACTGAATGCTCTTTCTTGGTTGCCATCACCATAAATGGTTATGGGAATATCATTCAAAATATTATACATCCATATTCCTAAAACGTTTCTATATTTATCCCAAATATTTTGTTTTATTCCATATACATTGTGTGGTCTGATTATACACCAATCCAAACCATGTTGTTCTCCTGCGATTTGTAGATCCATTTCACAACCGTATTTTGCTATACCATATGGATCAATGGGGTTTGGAATATAGTCCTCCCTAAATGGTGCTACGGCTCTACCATAAACCGCCATGGACGATGTAAATACAAATCTTTTGACATCGTGTTTTATTGATTCATTAATCAATCTTGTTGTAGCAATCAAATTATTTTCATAATTAAATTGTCTTATGAATGGACTTAAACCCTCTGCTGCATATGCGGCAAAGTGAAACACGTACTCTGGTTTGTGGTGTTCAAATACTTCATTCAATCTAGGTGCGTGTGCCAAATTTAAATTATAAAATTTTATTTGAGGGTTTACATTTTCTATGTAACCTCCGCTCAAATCATCAATACCAATAATGTAATGTTTATTAGAAAGATAATCAGCTAAACGCGAACCAAGTAAACCAGCAACTCCAGTTATTAAAATTTTACTCATATTAATTCCTCACAAGGTGTATATATTTATCAATGTTTTCAAGAAGGTATTTTGGATATGTATCGTCTAAAGATACAACTTTTGCTGTCATTTTTCTAAAGAAGAGATCTTGTGTGTTGCAATCCATATTTTTATCCAAAGCATTTCTTACTTCATCAGTATTATACTCTTGATGTGCGTATGCATCAAGTTTTTCTAATATTTTTTCTTTACCACCAATAAAACTAAAATGCCAACCACCATCGGAAACATCGATGGAATATGGAAGCATCTGATCTCTGTTTCTAATAGAATTGACTTTTAAAAACTTAAATATTTCATAAGTACAAAGTCTTGTTCCATTCCATTTTTTTGTTCCAAAATAATCCTCTTCAATTAGATTGTTTATATAGTAATAATAAAAATTTTGTTTGAACACATATATCTTTTGTGGGTTCATATCTGACAAAACTTCTTTTACTTTTATTGGATTTGGTATTTCGTCTAAATCACTTATTAGGATCACATCATTATTAGAACAATTTTCTAAAGGACGCAATATTGCATTTTTTTGAAATATTTCTCTTGAAGCGGTGTCATAGTCCTCTGGAGAATCCGAAACTATTGAGTAAATAATTTTGTCTTTAAATTTACTAAATCTATCAATGTGTTTTTGAAAATGCAGTTCTTTGGGTTTGCCCGTAAATGTGTGAGTGCACTCTGATATTACGAAGTAATCAACAACATCGTTAAGTGTATTAAGTCTTATTTCTAATAAATCTAATTCATTAAAAAATGGAAAACAATCATATACCTTCATTAGAGTCTCCAAAATTTTTATTAAAAATTTTCATTGCATTTTCTAAATGATTACCACCATGAAACCCAAAATATTGATTTAAATCGTTTGATTGGTTTTCCATATCTCTTTCTAAACCCCACTTTAATGCTACTTCTAAAGGAGCATATTTGCAACCATTCTCTAATAAAAAATCTCTTGCCAAATCACAAATAACAGCATCTTCGTTTCTTTCAATATACGGGACTTTGGTTAAAAGATACAAAAGTTTTTTTGACCTAAATGAAAACCCACCATTACCTACATGGTGTTTAAACCAAGGCCAAGGAGATCCAATGTAATCATAATTGTAAAAATTATCATCCCACAAATGCGGATTTAAAATAAATCCATCTGTTTGCATCCAAATAGAATAATCAGTTATTAAAAATGGATATACATTTTTTAAACAAAAATTGTTAAATTCCCCGTAAGTCATAGGGTTTATTTTAAATGGAGTTACATAATCCAAAGTTGTTATTGGATTAACAGAAAAATGAAAAATGTTATCAAATTTAATTTTTAAATTTGTTTTTGTAATAATATTACAAATTTTTTCTGTATCTTTACCAACACCATCAATAAAAATTGCTGTTATGTTTTTTAACTCAAGCATCTGGTTTTTCCATGTACCACACGTCACAAAAGGGAATAACTTTTGCATTAGGAATTATTTCATCTACTGCTTTTTTAACACTCTCAGCAGCTATATCGTGACCACCTATTATACCACCCTTTTTTAATTTTGGTAGCCAATGTATGATGTCTTCTTTGACATCTTTATATTCGTGGCTTGCATCTATAAAAATGAAATCCAACGATTCATCATCATATGTTTTTGATGCATTTTTTGATGAAAGTCTAATTGGATTAATTATATGCTTCACTGGTTCAATATTTTTAATAAACTCGTCATAAAGTTTATCTTCAACTATAAATGGATCATTAATGTGTTCTACTGATCCTTTCCAAGTATCAACGCAATCAAATTTAATTAATTTTTTAGAATTAATTATTTCTACCGCCATATGTACCGAACTTCTTCCTTTCCAAGAACCAATTTCTACAAAATGCGAACCCGAATCAAATACTTCCACCATTTTTTTATAAAATGGTGCATATGTAAACCAATCTTCTCCAATACTTTGATAAAAATGTTCCATTATTCTAAGATCTCCACTTTTTCTTTTGATGATAATTCGATACCATTTAAAATATATTGATGGATAAAATTTCCACTATGTGTAAACGAATACTTTGAATCTGAATCTAAACAAACATAATCATTTATGTTTGTTGGACATACTGATACCAACCCATCAACATGACAAACCAAGTTGTCTATAGGGCCATCGTACCCATTTGTTTCAACATAATCAATTAATTTTTTGGCTCCTTGTTTTGATAAACAATATCCTGCAAATCCTTCAAACATTAATCCTTTTTGTTTATCAATAACCTTTAACCGATTGTCCCAAATTGCAGTTGGATAGGTTTCAACTATGTGATTTTTATTTTGATAGTGTGCTGTTTCTGCCTGTAAATATAAAAGATCATAATGATTTGGATCAAAAGATTTTAAAGAATCGAATGTAAATTTATCTGAAAATCTGCAATCGTCTTCGCATATTAAATATGCTGAGTCGCTTTCATCATTTAACAATTCTTCCCATATGCTCTTATGGGCCATTAGCGCTGCTACTTCGCCAAAACGAATCCAAAGTCTATTTGTATATTTTAATAAATTTTGCGTATTTATTAAATAGTTCTTATCTTTAAAAATGAATCCAGGTTGTTTAGTAAATTTTAAATTTTTATTATCTACACCTAATCTATATTGAAATTCGATATTTTTTGATTTAAATAACTCATCTATTTTTTTCTGTCTATCAAATGCTTCTGGCAAAGTTATTACTCTGGTTTTCATAGTTGAATAGTTCTTTTAATTTTTTGTTTTATTGAATCTAATGATTGTGATATATCATATTTGAAGATAGGAGCATTTTTCATTCTTTGGTAAACATCCTCATTAGAATCAACATATTTTATATATTCTAAACACTCTTCATATGTTTTAAAATTGTTTACATAGATAAAACAATCTGGATTAAAATCACTTAACACATAAGAATCACCCCAATATATGGGTATGCATCCTGCTGTCTTTGCTTGTAAAAATTTTTCTGTAACATAACCTGTTTTATATGTGTTCTCAAATGCCATAGCAAATCTAAAAGAACAAATGGCATCATATTTTCTTAATTGATTTCTATCATTATCACCATTACCAAATGGTAATCCAAACCCATAAGTTGTTTTATAGGTGTTTAAAATATTAAAAAAGTCTACTCTATTTTTGTGAATAGCAGAAAACGGAGCTACACAAAATTTATCTTTTGCAGTATTGAACCATTTGTTGTTGTTTAACTCATATTGGTTCATTGCTGGAATTGGATTTTTTTGATTTTGAAGATTATAAAAATTAATATAAATGTACCATAAAGGTAATCTTATATTTTTTAAATCTTCTCTATCTGGGTCAAAAGATAAATGATAATCACCATCTTTATATTGAACTGGCTTTGGTTCGGCCATAAAGGTTAATATTTTTGTCTTTGACCTATCTATTTCAGATGGAACATAATTTTCTGCAACCAAGCACAAATTACAATCATTTACATTGTTAGTTACAATTAAATCCTCACCGTATATATCTTTTAAGGTTGAGATGAAAAAACTTTCATCGTAGTTAAAATCCGGCCAAAAATTATGAATACTTAATCGAATCATTAGTCACACTTTCATATAAACAATCATCAGATGTTTTTAAGTTCATAACCTTTTCAAAGTTATGTTTAATAGCAGGCATCATATTTATATACCTTTCTTCTGTCAAGTCTTCAAATGATTTTAAATCATCTAAAAAAATTATACCATTTGAATCAAAATCCTCACCAATTGAACGATCACCATAATAAATTGGGATTGTTCCTGTTGCAAAACAATCTAAAATTTTTTCTGTGTAATACTTTGGATAAACTGTGTTCTCCATTGCTATTGAAAATCGATAATCTTTAAGGCCATCTAGTTTATCTTTTAATGGGTTGCAATCTCTCCCATAAATATGTCCTTTAAACATTGGATTGTTTTCTAGATCTCTATATAACATGACTCTCTTTATATGACCCGAAGTAAAAGACTTAAAACTTGTTATAAAAGAACACGTTAAAGATTTGTCATATATTTTACAATCTTTAATCCAAGTCATATTAGATGCTGGTGGATTATATTCAAAAAAATCAGGATGCCTTTCTATTAATCTTCTATCGTTAGTGTATATTTTTTTATATACTTTTTTGAAAGATTCTATGTTTCTTTCTATTGCTGCAATTAAATGGTGTATAACTTCGCTTGATTCACCGAGCCACCCATATTTTGGCCCAGTATATCCATCATCAATATAATTAAATATGAAATCATCAAAATAAACTACTGGTTCATTATTTTCTGGTCGTTTGTTAAAAATCCATTTAAAATTTTTTGGTGGTTTGTTCAAACATGAATGATCTGTAAATGCGTTTGTAAAAATGTTCATTGTATTCATATAATAATCCAATCTTTGCAATAAATGTCACTCCAGTTTTTTGGCATTTCTGGATTTTCACCAAACCAATTGTGTGGAGCAATTACTTTTTTACTCTCGCTCAACCACGCACCCCACCAACTATAACTACTATTGGCGATTACATGATAATCACATAAAGTCATTGCACACATGTCTGTATATTGATCTTCTGGCTCTGTTATGAAATAACTTCTGTTTAATGAATCAAAAATTTTTGATGCCTCATTTGGTTCATCACTGAATCCTATTATCAACAGATCTTTCGGAAGCAAGTCTAGGGCTTCTTTATAATATTTTTCATCCATAATTGGATGTTTGCCAACTAAGTTTTTATAATCACCAATTCGTAGATGGACAGAAATAACAGGATCTTTTGTAATACTTCTTACTGTGGATGCTTTTTCTAAAATTGATTTTTTAAAAGTAAATTCTTTTTGTAAATCGTTTCTATAGTTTTGAAAATATTTTTCACTTTGAAAATATCCACAAATATCTGTATTATCAGGTATTCCAAAAATGCCCGCATTGTATGTAAATACATTTTCTTGTGCTCTATGTATTGGAATAAAAGTTGAACTATCTTCGGCTGATAATTTTTCAAATGCCTCGTCCAAACAAAAATTTAAATAAGCATTGTCTGATTTTATTTTATAAGGAACTCCAAATTTATACTTTTTAGTTTTTGCTATCGAATAAAGCGTAGCATATTGAAACATCTGATTGCCAAATCGACCATATCTTCCCATCATATTAAATGAAATCATCAGAATTCACTATTCCTATCTGATAGTGGGCTGTCAGTTAAAGACTGCCATTTATTGGCATTTTCTCTAGCATTAGATTGATAAATCATCGGAATATTTGGAGTCAATATTAAATAATCATTTTGTAGAGCCGCTGTTCCAAGATCCCATGGTCTTTTTAATTCATCTAAACAATAATTTCCTACATCACACATTCTTTGTCTATATTCTGGATTTAAATATAAAATTGCATGTGCAGCAAGAACACCACCTATTCTCATATAATTTTCATTGTATTTTTTTGTTTTATAAAAAACATTACCATGAGAAATTCCAAGATATATTCCATCAGCTTCATCTGGTATTTCAATCACGGGGTTAAATGGTTCAACAAACTCAATATCATCTTCTAAAATAAGAAGTGGTGTAGTATACCTGCTGTCAGCTAAAATGTCTGTATGTGATTTGCCACAACCCATAAAGTGGGCTATAGATTGTTCTGTCCCTTCTGGTGGTGGGATAATTAAACCAGACTTTCTATGAGTATTTTTAAACTCATATTTTTTAAATCTTTCTTCCATTATTTCCGCATTTGTTTTTGCGGAGTTTAAATTTATCCAAACAACTGGAATTTCACGCAAATCAATAATCATTATAGTCCTCACATTTAATATAGAGTATTATTAATAAATGTCAAATATATTTATTTGACTTTATCTAGAGTTACTTTATAGTTCTCTATAAAAAGAACTTAAGATGAATCTAGAGAACCTTAAAGAACATATTACTAAAGACTCTATAGTAGACTCTACAGAACTAGGTACAGAGGCTATTAAGATACCACAAATACACGGTAAGTACATTAATTTACTTACAGACATGAAATTGCTTTTGACGAAGCAACAGCAAGAGTATGCCATTCTTCGTCTTCGTAAGTGGAAAATTTATACAGGTAAAGCATCCAAAGAAGAACTAGAAATTTGGAAAGAAGATCCATTTGAATTGGATATTCTTAAAACTGATGTAGATAAATTTATGGATGCAGATCCACAACTTACAGATTTAAAACTCAAAATTGCTTTGTCAGAAACAAAAGTAAAGATGGTTGAAGAATTTTTAAAATCACTCAACAACAGAAACTTTGTGATCCGATCTGCCATCGATTGGCAAAAAATGATGAACGGTATAGTCTAAATATTATGTGGATATTGAAGTTGAATCTATTGATGAAGTTCGTTACTACATCAAAACAGAAAAAGCACTAAAACAAGAACTTAGGGACTATTTTTCTTTTATGGTTCCAGGTGCACAATATATGCCCATGTTCAAAAAAAGAATATGGGATGGTAAAATTCGACTGTTCGATATACTGTCTTGTACTCTCCCAAGAGGGTTAAAAACATATCTACAGAAGTTTTGCGAAGACCGGGGATACTCCATAAATATAAAGGAGACCAAAAATCCTCTATGCATAACGGAGGAGAAACTTACACAGTTCTACGATTCATTGCAGGTTTCCGTGAAGGGACAAGCAGTGAAGATGCACGATCATCAGCAAAAGGCTATACTACATGCTTTGAATCATCACAGATGCGTGCTGATTTCTCCTACTGGTTCGGGCAAAAGTTTGATAATATACGCCTTGGTTCGGTTTCTTCAATCCGTATTAAAATCAGATCGCAAAATTTTAATTCTGGTGCCAACGGTGGGTCTTGTGACCCAAATGGAATCTGACTTTTTTGATTATTCAAAGTTAGATAAGTCTTGGTCTTCAAGTAAAAATATACATAAAATTTCAGCAGGGGCAGATAAAGAAACAAAGAAACAAATTATTGTTTCCACTTGGCAGTCTATTTACAAACTTCCCAAAATTTGGTTCGATCAATTTGATGTTGTATTTTTTGATGAATGTCACCAAGCCAAAGCAGAGTCAATTAACTTCATAGGACAGAAGCTCTCAAAGACTTGGTTTCGCATCGGGACCACCGGAACCCTAGATCAGGCACAAGCACACAGACTGAGCATAGAAGGCATCCTAGGGCCTGCTGTGCAGTTTATACAGACTAAGGGGCTAATGAACAAAGGATTGTTGGCTAAACTCGGTATAGATTGTATAATACTTAAATATAATGACGAAGAGCGTCAATTCATCAAAAAACAAAAATACATAGATGAATTGAAATGGATCGTAACGAATGAGCAACGAAACGAATTCATCAAACAACTTGCACTCCGCACCAAAGGGAATACCCTTATCCTCTTTAATTACGTCGAAGACCACGGGAAACCACTCGCAGCTCTCTTGGAAGCAGCGGGAACGGATCGCAAAATATATCTCATACACGGAAAAACAGAAGCAGAGTCAAGAGAGTATATCCGCAAAGTCATTGATAGAGAAACAAATGCCATTTTGGTTGCCAGTTTTGGCACGACTAGCACCGGCATCAATATTGTCAATCTTGATAATATTATTTTTGCTTCACCTACTAAATCGATTATAAGGCTATTGCAGAGTATTGGCCGTGGACTCAGAGTATCTGCAAAAAAGAAAAATCTTAAAGTATATGACATCGTTGACGATCTTTGTTGGAAGTCACACAAGAATCACATCTTCCGTCACTTTGAAGAGCGTGTAAAGATTTACAAAAAAGAAAAATTTGATCATACAATACACGCAATGACCTTTAAAAATATCTCTGAAGATAAATAATCTAAAGGAGGACATTAAATGTCCGACGAACCCGACAATGTTTCTTCAGAGGATATTAAGGTTATTAAATTGGTAACGGGTGAAGAAATTGTGGGAATATTAACTAGCACAGAGAATGGAGTTTACAACGTATCTTTTCCAGCAAGAGTAGATGTTCAATATGGAAAAGGTCCCGGTGGAATGACTGAATTTGTTAAATTAAGTAATTATGCTGCTTCGGTAAATGATTACAAGGTATCTTTACCTGTCACTGCTACAATTTTTATAGGTAAACCAAATGACGAACTTCGTATTATGTATTTGACATATTGTGAGTATATGAGAAAAGATCCAAAAATGATAATAAGTTCGGCAGGAGAAGATTCTTCTTCTATTCAAGAAAACCAAGGTCTTGAATTATTAAATGAACTATTTACAAATGCAGACTTTGTGGAATTTGTAAATGATTTAATTGAAAATTATGAAGGCAATATAATTGAAGAAGAAGAGGAAGAAGGAGAAAAATTTATAATAGAAGAACCAGAAGAAAAAGAAATAAAGCCGAAGAAAAAGAAGAAAGTTAGACCAGAATCAAAAAAGTTACCTTATGACCCAGATGCAAATCCAAATACCGCAGAAGGGTGGTCAGATAATCCAAATGATTATATTTGACGCTGTAAATTTGATGGAGCATCTGGTTCCATATTATAATAAGAATACTTGAAACTACATGATGCTTTTAGGTGTGGAGAATCATTTGAATCTGATTGAAACATTAAACCACTTAATTTTATTGGTATGAGATTTAAAAAATTAATTGTTAAAACAGGATCAACACAAGTTTCATATTTATTTAAAGGTGATATCAATTGAAGTTGGGCTGAATCATTATGCCAATTAGCATATGGTATATTATGAGAAGTAGAATCAGATATATTTGTAATATTTCTCATCCAAGAATAAATACTTTTCCAATTTGTTAAATCAGAATCTACTATAAACTCTACCGACAATGGTTCATATTGAATTGCCATTGTGGGTATTGGAATTGTTGTACCAAAAATGGTAGGTTGATTCTGATCTGGTATACTTACACCAGGTAAATTTGTTTTTGTTACCATTAACTCTAAAGGATCCGTGGTTCGATTGATAAACAAGCGGAAATAATTTCCATATAAAAAATTTATGTTATCTTTGCAAGGAGTTGAGGTCATACAAATATTTATGGTAAAAAGAAAACCCTCCCGATTTCTCGGGAGGGTTTCGTGGTTTACACGCAGTTAGTTATTAGGCTACTGGAATGTATTGGCAGTTACCGTGTAGATTCTTAACTTGTGTCAAACGGTAGTATTGGTTTAGACCCTTTGTGAGGTTTTCACCGTCTGGTACTGGACCGTTTGCAGCAGTTACGTTAAGAACATATGGGTTTGCTACAACACCGTAGCGAGTCTTGAATCCAATACGTGGTTGGAACGTATTTGGATCTACTGCACGGACCATTTGTAGCGGTACGTATGGGCAGTAGAAGAGACCAGCATCGTATGGTGATTCTCCCTTATATCCAACACAGAAGAAGTTAACTCCTGATGGTGAATATGGATCAATGTATACACGAATCTTGCCATTTAGGATACCTGCAAAGGTTGATTGTGTATCATCAGCATTGATTTGAGGAGCGATTCCTGGGCTTAGGCTCATAAATCCAGACATTGCTAGAGCAGCAGCGGTATCGCTATCGCAGATGATAAAGTTACCCTTACCACGACGAGTTTCCTTAGCGATTGCATTGCATTCTCTTTCAATTTGGAAAGTAAGACCACGGAAACGTTCAGCAGACCAACGACCATCTGAATCTGTGTTTAGATCATAAACACCCTTAGCGTCAAGGTCTCCTTGTTGTGAACCATCACGTGAAACATAGTAAACTGTCTTTACTAGTTCGCGGTTGATTTCAGCAAGAATTTCTGTGCTGAGGAGGTTAGCAAGTTCAGCTTCAGCGTCTAGACCGTGAACAGCCTTGAGGTCTTGAGCCAATTCAATTGTGTAGTTGCTAGATAGAGCGCGTGTACGAGCTTGTACGGCAACACGGTCAATTGAGAAGGCCATTTGGTTAAATGCACTGTAAGGATTACCAACACCAGCACCACCAAGGTTTTCACCGCTGCTGGTCAACATTCCACGGAATTGTGAGAATTGAGCAGCGCTGAGTTGGCTCTTGATGAGGATTGGATTAGAGTTAGTATATCCAAAGGCGCAAAGACCATAACCAGCGGTAAAGCCCTTGAAGTCTGCTCCTAGTGTGTAACCAGAGCCACCGTATGCGGCTTGTGGTTCTTGGAACATGGCTTCGGCATAACTACCTGTGGATGTATAGTTTTGACCAGCGTAATTTGCACGCATGGCAAAAATCAATCCTGTTGGGGCTGTCATTGGTTGAACGCCGCAGATATCGTATGCCATTAGGTTTGGCATTGCACGACGAACAAGGCTGATTAGAACTGGATCATAACCTGCGACCCCACCGTTGTTGGAGAAGCTGGTTGGCATTCCGAGGTTGTTTGAGGTCATATCCTCTGTGAGGTGTTGTGCTCTAAGTGCTTGTTCTTGGTTTTCTAGAAGAACGGCTGTTACCTTTTTACGATAGTCGTCTTCGATTGATGGAAGAGCATCATGGCTGAGAACTGGATTCCACTTCTCAGTTAAGATGTCATATGGTGTGTTTTCTTGAAAGTTCATTTTTTTAGTTTCTCCTGTGAGTTAAAATTATTTAGGATATTTTCCTTTTATAGTTTCTTGTTAAGTTTTCCGATAACATTTACGTAAGACTCAACAGTGTTGTTTTCGGGTTTTGCCACTGGTGAGAATGTCATTTCTTCATTAATTTGTTGAGGTACTGAACGAGCAGCACGAACAACAGATTGTGAAGAATTTAGATAATTTTCTTTAATGGTTACTAGTTTTTCTCTATATTCTTTTGGAGTTGTAAAAGCAACATTTTCCATTAGAGATTGGAGTTTAGCAACTTGAGTATCTGCTAAATCTTTGGTTTCAGCAACAAAGATACCAGCACACTCTGTCAAAGACATTTCTTTACGAAGATTAATATTTTCATTCAATGCTTTGTTGAGTGTATCGGTAAGTTCAACGTTGTGTGAATACAATTCATCCAAAGCGTTGTACTTCTCGGCTGGAACATCAATGTAGTGATTTTCAAAAAGATTCTTGAGACCTGTGATGAAGTTTTCAGCAATTTGTGTTTTGATGCCTTGTTCAACTGCAACAGCATTTTCTTGCATCCATTCTTCAACAACATAGTCTAGATAATCATCAACTTTTTCTACCAAATTGCCTGTTACATTTTCAAGATAGTTTTTAACACCTTCATCCAAAGAAACAATAGTCTTTGAAATTTCAGAGTTAACTTTTTCTTGTACTGCAGCTTCAAAAATGGCTTCAAGTTGAGTTACAAGAGTTGAATCGGCAACCTCTTCACCAAGAAGTTCGATCAAAGCGTTAGTAAACTTTGTTGTTGCTTCACTAGTTTCGACGGGCCCCTCTTCTTCTTCCTCTTCTTCTTCCTCTTCTACTGGTTCCTCTGGCTCATTTTGTGTTGGAGCAGGAGCAGACATTGGAGCACCACCCATTGGACCACCCATACCACCAGCCATAGCAGCCATTGTAGTTGGGACTTGTGCCTTTGCGTAGTTGTTAGCAGTTACAATAGGCATTGGAGTCATATTACCACGACCATCTGGAGTGAAAGCAACTCCATTGGCAGGCATAGCCATTCCCATACCTTGTTCCATTTGTTCGTTTATTGTGTTTTTTGTTCTTTTCATATCAATAGATCCTTGATCTTTATTATTTATAAATTCCTAATTGCTTACCTTTTTGTAAAAATCCACCTGCGGTTTCTGCATATGGAGCAGTGTCTGTATAAGATCTTCTTATCGTATCCGCAGCATTTTCTGCGCCAAATGATTTTAATGAAAGTGTCAGTGGGTTTTCACCAGCCATAGCCAAACGACTTAATCGTGTTGCTTGATATTTTCCTATTGGTCCCATTCTACCAGATGCAAATAAATTTGGTTCAAAGCCTAAATTAGCAGGATCGAGAACTTTACCAGCCATATTTTTTAATTCATTATAATAATTTTTTACAGCATCTGGAACTTCTATGTTATATGATGCTAATTCTTTTTCAAACATACCACCTATTCCTGCTATAGGGTCTACATCTGCGCCCAAATATGCTTTTGCTAGAGTAGTACGTAGTGCTTGTTTTACTGCGTATTCTACTGGTTTTCCAGCAACATCTACGACTTTTGCCACACCGCTTCCAGCTTTTTCCAATCCTTGTCCTGCAGCGGCTAACAATCCTTGACCACCACCTATGGTTTGTAAACCTCTATTAAGAAAAGAAGATCCACCCCTTAAAGCATCAGAAACCAATCCAGCAGTCATACCTTCTAACATTTTTTCAACAGTTTGGGCATAGTTCCACCAAGTTAATTGTTGATATGGATCTGCTCCTACAGGAATGTTTGATTGACTTGCTTTTTTATCAACCTTCATACCCATACCAGAACCTTTGCCCTCAGACAAAAATCCTTTAATTATATTTTGAGTATAGGGATCAAAAGTTTGCATCAAATATCCTTAAAGTATTTCTCAAAAACCTTGACAATGTTTTTTTGTAAGTTTCTTTTTGAAGATGTTTGAATTACTTTTTTGGCTCTTGACAATTCTCTTTCTTGCCAGATACCACTTTCATAAATCCATTCTCTTCCTTCCATAATTCCATTTACAAATGCATTTGGTGCCGAAGGATCTGCAACAATATCAATTGCAGCAAGCATGAAGTCTTCTTGTACTTCTTGATAACCATTTTTGGCTTTTAAAGAGCCCATTCCACGGGTTGAAACTCCAAGTTGAGCACCCTCTTCAATAAGATTTTTTACAATCCTTCCCATTGGGGTGTCCATTACTTTGGCTTTACCATAAACATTTTTTCCATCTTCATATAGTTCTTTAACGATATGTGAAACACGATCAAGATTAACAGTTGGACCCGTTGGATGGTTTAATTCGCCTAAAGCACGACCTTTATTTACATACTCGTTAATGTATCTATTGGCTTCTTTAGCAAGAATATTTTTTGGATAAATTCTTCCGTTTTTATTTTTTACGTCGGATTGCATAAAAACGCCTTCAATGAAGTAGTTCTTATCTCCATTGCCAACGTTTTCTTTTACGTATTTGATATCTTCTGTTAGTTCTGTGATTAGTTTCATTGATTGTTTCCTTAAACGGGTTGTTCTAACCATCTTTTTGGAAGTGGTTGACCATTATCTTCTCTTTGTCTGAATTCTTTCCACGATGGGAATCTAGTTGGGGAACTTCTTTCATCTTGTCTTCCACGTCTTTCGCGCCAACGTCTTTCACGATCCCACTGCTGCATCATCTCAATAAATTGCCTATAATACTCTTCCAACCATTTTGACCATTCTTCTCGACTATCAAAATCTTCCTTTTTTTTATGATATTTTTTAACAAATTCTTCAAGAGTCATTCCTTGTTCACCATTGGGCCCAGTTGGAATTGGAGGAGCACCTTCACCTTGGTTTGCATTTGGTGACATTGGGGGTAATCCAAGTCCACCATCGGCTTGCATAGCATTTTCAGCCCCAACAACAGCAGTTGTATCACCCATTGCTATCGCTGGAGCTGATTCTTTTAAACCATTATCTCCAAATAATCCTTTTGCAGTAGTTTTATATGCATCTTTTAATTTACTAGAAATTTTTTCATATAAAGCGTTTTGGGTGGATTGCTTAAAACCAATAGCATTCTCCTCCACTACACTTTTTATCATTAGTTTAATATTATTATTCATTATATTAGTCCTTTTACATTTTCATAAAAATTTAAAGTGTTTTTAAATTTTGCTGAATTTTCTAACAATTCTTTTGCCATTATTTTTCTATTTTCTGAATTAAAAGAATTAAATAGTTTTTTGAGTTTACTTAAATCCTGTTCTGAAATATTTATGTTTACATTATTTTTTAATTTTAAAGAATAATTAGTTTTTGGATTATAATTTTCAAAAAACTCTATTAATGTTTTAACATCTTCGGATATTTCGGTCTTTTCGTCTTTAAATAAAATATTAGAAGATAGTGATTTGTTTACTTCTTTGAGTGCTTCATTAAGTTTAAATGATAAAGTGTTTATTAAACTTCTTTTGAATGCATCATCATTTTCATAAATTAAAGACTGCAAACCACTCTTTAAAATTATTTCTGATATGTTAGTCATTGTTGTCCTTCTGGCGCTGCTTGCTGTTGTGCCATGGCTTGTTGTTGTGCCATCAACATCATCTGTTCTTGACGCATTCTTTCTCTATCAACTTCCATTTGCTTATCAAGTTCTTTTATTTCATTTTCAGTTTGTCGTAAAATTTTAGATTTTATGTAATCAGTTGAGAAATATTTCCCAACATAAGGTTCAACAATAGAAAGCATTTTAATTCTTTCAGACAATATTTCAGCCTCTTTAAGATCCCAGAAATAGTTATCCGTATTGTATACAAATTTAATATCTTTCTTTAAAACATTCCAATCTTCTTCAGTTATAACACCCTTGAGCAACAATTGCACACGTAAAAAGTCTACAAACAACTTAGCAAAATGGTGTCTCAATCTATCAATAAATTTATAAAACTTAACTTCTTCTCTAGTAATTTCCAAAGATCGGCCCATGTTAAATCCAGTTTGCTCTGCAACCAAACGACTCAATGGGACATTTAAAGAGTTATATAATTTCTTTTTAAAGTAATCAACGTCCTCAATTTGAGACATAGCGTTGCCACCAGGCAAAACAGAAATCTGTGTTCCCTGAGATCCCTCTCGTCTTGGGAGCCAATAATCTTCAAGAACTGAAAGGTGATTTCTTTCGTCTCTTATCTCTCCAGTAGATTGATTGTAGATGATTCGATTGCGGAATCGACTCATCATATCTCTTAAATATTGTTCTGCTTTTTGTTTTGGTAGTTGACCAACATCGACATAAAACACTCTTCTCTCGGGTGCACGTGCTACACGGTAAACTAGAAGAGCATCTTCTAGTTGTCTAAGCATGTTTAAAGGTCGAATGGCCTTATGCAGATACCCCAAAACCCGCTTTGTGTTCATGTCAATCAATCCCGATGGAACATAAACAACGCTATCTAATGAAAGTTGAAGACCTGCAGGACCCGTCATTAAAAATGATTCTTTATCAGAATCAGTGTACATATAATATTCTTCAATTTCTTTTATTAAACTGACAGAACCACTTTTTGTTCTTTCTTGTTCTTTTTTAACTTTACGAACCTTTTTAATTTTTAATGGATCAATTGGTATAATTTCTTTAATACCATCGATAGGATTATCTTTATCAATTACAATATTATAAAAAAGACGCGAATCGATATACCATCTTCTAAAAATTTCATAGCCCTTGTGGTTAAAATCTAAAAGATGCAAGATGTTATCAAATTCTCTATAAATTTTTACTTTAATTGAATCTGGTATTGATAAATTTTTAAGATCCAATTTTATTGGGTTTACATCAGATCCCTTTACAATTGCAGCATTTATAATTTCTTCAATTGCATTGTCTACTTCAGGGTAGACAGACATGTTTCTGTATTGTATTACAGCACTGCTCTCGTCCTTTAGTGTTCCTGTATAATCTATAGCAGAACTAAAATAGCCACCAGCCTCGACAGTAACGGTTCCGTCAAATGTCTCGGGTGCGGCTATTTTTTTCAATGCGATATCTTGAACTTCTTGTTTAGTTTTTTCTTTCTTTCCAAATTCGAATCCAAATACTTCTATTTCCATGGTTAATCTCTATAATAGTTATATCAACATTAATCAGTAATTCCCGGTATCTCAAAATAGTCACAAACAAAAACTACAGAAAATCTTACAATACTATTTGGTGTTTCCATATTAAAAGATATTGGTTCAATTGTTTTTGGCCAACAGCCCTTAAGCATAAATTTTTTATGATCATTTTGGCTGGATTCACCATTTAGTGTTAAATGTCTAATAGTAAAATCTGTTTTATAAGTATTGCTTCCAGCTATTACATAACTTTTATTAGTAACGTGATCGTTAATCCAGTTATGCCACTTAGAAAATATTTGCCACATATCTTTTCCTTGTCCAATATCGTCTAAAACAATAACAGACCAAGGACCATATTGTTTTTCTCCCGGATAATACGCTTTTCTTCCAAAATATTCATATTGGATTCGTTGAGAACTTACACTAGGTATTGTAGTAGTTTGAATGTGAAATTTACTAAATTCTGCAGTACCGCTTGGCTGTGGTATATTCCCTTCTACTAGAAATCTATTAGATCTTGTACCACCATTAAATGCATCTTTAAAACTTGAAATAGTTATTTCAGCCATATTATGCACCTAATCCTTTTGTTATTTCATAGTAGTCGTACACCATATTTACTGTAAATTTCACAAAACCAGCAGAAGACATATCTAAATTTATTTGTGTAATTAATTCTGGCCAACAATTTTTTAATACAAATGTTCTTATTGGTGTATCTCCGTTCAAAGGTAATTGATGTACCGTCCAATCTTTTTGTAATCCTTTAAAATCAAATATATCAATCGCGGTTGATCCACCAACTTGGTGAGTTCTATGTCCATCTAATCTTTCTTTCCAATGCTGAAAACTTCGCCACAAGTTATCAGAATTGTTGTCATCGTATATTCCTATTGTCCAAGTAGAGTAATTTCTATCACCGGCTATGTTTAAAATTCTGCCCCTATAAGGTACTTGAATAGTTCCTAATTCTGCAGAGGGCAAACTAGCCGCGTATATTTTAAAACTCTCACTATCGTTTGGCTTATCAACAGCAAAGGTGCCACTAGGAAATGCGTTTAGCAACGAAACCGCAAATCTGTTTGCGCGGGTTCCACCATTAAACCCATTCTTAAAGGCTTCTATGGAATTCGATGATGGTGTGGTCATGTGTTTATGATATTGTTGATACGTTTATAACAAATTCATCAGATGCTATTAGTGGCTTAAATACAACTTGTGCATTGATTGTAGAACTAAAATCGGTGTTGTTGCTCTCATCACAGAAAATTTGAGTATAAGTTGTATCCAAATATTGACTTAAATTATTCATATAAGTAGAAATTTGCGAAGATATTGCAGCTCTTGTATTTCTATCGTTTGTTTTGAATACATATAAAAGCAAAATATTTCTTACAGCAGTTTCGATGTCTTGCTTTATTTTAGAAGGACCGACTCTATCATTTGCAGAATATGTGTTTCCAACAGCTGCAGTAGCCCCTACAAGATCTAAACCTAAAAAGTCTAAACCATTGGATGTTGTGTAAAAATTAACTCTATTTTGTTTATATATTTCTTTTTTAGTTTTTTCTGTCCATAGAATTGGTGTGGTTACCGCTCCATTCAATACATATGAATTAGAATTTCCAGCAATACTAAAATACAAAGTATTACTATTTTTAGCACGCACAAATGCTCCTGCTGCATCACTAACCATAGATGTTACAACTTTATACATACTGTTTTCTTTTAATGTGCTTGTCACAAGATCTCTTGTGTTTGTTCCCGACACATTAAATATTCTTTGATAATATGTTGACCCAGAAACAAATGATGGATTTGTAAACAAAGAATCAAAATTAATAGCTGTAAATCCTTCACCGCCATTTATAGATGCAAAAATTCCTATAACTTGTGGTGTGGACTCAATATAATTCAATTCTCTAACACTACCGTTTTGGCCAATCAAAACATCTATTGGGTTGTTTGTATTCAATTCATATGAAACTAAACCTGCTGTAGATCCGGAAATTACTAAAGTTCCACCGTATGCCAAATATGTTATTGCATACATAAAGTCCATACCATTTGTCAACCCAACTATGTTATTTCCATTGTATGTAAAAAATCCAAATGTTCCACCAGCATTGGGGGTCAACAAACAATAAGTAGTTCCTGCCAAATTGTTTAAATCATTTACTAGATCAAAGGGATTGTCGTATACGATATAAGGATCGTATGTATTACCTTTAGTTGGTGTGGCTAAAGATGTTCTAGAATATATCAACCAACCAAATAAGCCACCCGGATTTGTGCTAGCAGAACCAGAAACCCCCGCAAAAGTTGGACTCCTAAACGTAGACCCCGCCAACATTGCCGCATACAGAGGGGCTACCGCTCTTTCTCTATTATAGTAGTTTGGTGAAATGAATGAATTTAATGATGGATTTGCCATTTTTCCGCCTTCAAATTATTTATAATTTTTTATGCAGGATACCAAACAACCCCGTTTGAGGTAAATTGGTCATCATCATTATCATTAGAATTTAACATGAATAAATTTGCGTCTTCTTCTGGGTTTTTGGCCTCTTCGTAGTTCAGACTGGCAGTTTCTATTAGATCTGAATAATATTCTTGCCTACACAACCAAGCAAAGAATACTAAAGTCATAACTAAATCATCGTTATGACCATCTTCTGCTTTAAATGTATTTGATTTGGAGACAAACGCCATCAACTCATGTATAATTCTATCATCATTAATTAAAATTTTATCGTGTTCGACTAAATTTTTTAATATTGCACATCCTAATTTTTTTGTTTGGGTTGTGGTTCTGATACCCATTTCACTTTTTCCATTAGCAAAACCCTGAGAAAGTATTTGACCTTTTCTCCCCATTATTTTTGTCATTAAAAGGTTTTCATAGTTTAAATCGTTATAAAGTATATTCGAAATTTGTCCACCAATGTCATTAGTTTCTACTAAAACATATGCATTGTTATAAAGTTCCCCAACTTTTTTAATTATATTTGGGAAGGCAAATGGGCTTATTGTATTGTTTCTAAAGGTAGCAACAATTTTATATGGCGTTTCATTACCACTTATTACCGTGAATGCAGAATAATCAGACCCCTGTCCTCTAGCAACATCTGCCATTAAAAAATAAATTTTATCTTTATTTGGATTTTCATAAATTCTCAATCCTTCAGAATCTTCTGATAAAAATTCCTCAGATGCAAGAACATTTAATTTTGTACTTGATATGAGTGTATTTGCAGAACCAAGAAAATTACATCCATATTCTTGTTCAAATTGTTCTGCACTTGTATTTGCTATTTGTTCTTGAGCCCATTTTTCATCCCGTAACTCTGGTCTACCCGGGCTAATTGGCGTTTCTTTCCAACCAACTTCAACCGGCACAAATTTGTTTTTTAATTTATGATCTTTTGACCTATTTGCATCAACCCAAAGTTTATGAAAGTGATTAAGGCCGTTTGGTGTAGATACAATTATTAATTTTGTTGTTGTACCCGCAGAAATTGTTGGATATGTTGCTGTGTAAAATTCTTCTGCTACGTGACTAGGCAAGAATGCATATTCATCAAGTAGCAGCAGGTTATAGGAGCCACCACGAATGGCTGTAGACGATGTTGCATCGCACATGACCCTGGACCCGTTTTCTAGTTTAAAACTCGTCTTATTCCATTCTACGACCCCCTGTTGAAGAAAATGAGGTAGGTTCTCATAGGCTAGTTGCAATTTAGAAAAAAGTTCTTCTTTGGCCGTCTTTAATCTGTTTGCCAAAATAGCAACGTTAACACTTTGGTTAAATGTCACATAATGACAAATGTAACTAGTAACGCAGGTTGATTTACCACATTGTCTGGGCCATTTTGAAATTACAAAACGGTTTTTGTGAATTTCATTTATAAACTTTTTTTGATAATCATACAATTTAAAAGGTACAACACCCTTATCCAATGTTTTTACTTTTATGTATTTTTCACAAAAATAAACAGGGTCATTGGCGCATTTGACATATTCTTCTAACTCTTCTTTGGTATATTGAAGTTCTACACCGGGAAGTTTTAAATTAGGATTGTTTCGATATCCTTGTTGATTGTTGTTCATTATTCACTACCTCCACATCCACAACACCCTTTTCAGTGCTTCTTTCTTTATTTAATAAATTTTGTAGATCTTTAGTTGATCCAACAAACACAGAATTATTTGTTTGTTTGACTTCAATTTTAGAATTTGTTGTATCTTTTGCTTTTTTATGAACATCCAATACATTGTTATTCAGATCGGCCATTGTTTTTAACAATATAGCGACCACCTCAAAAGCACGTGGGCTATCAGATTCTGTTGCTACCTTTAAAGCACTCTCTAAAGCCAAATTGCCTGTTCCTAATAAATTTTTAAAATTGCCTTGTACTAATTCATAATCTTTTTGAAAATTTTGAGAATCAAAAGTTCCACCCGAAATAGGTTTACTACTTTGGATTTCGTTTGGTACATTAAAAAAGGATGATAAATTTTTATTGATATTCATGTCTCTTCAATATCTACGTCACCAACTCCAGTAATTCTGGTAACACTTCTTACTGGACCATAAATGTATGATTTTGCTAAAAAACTAAAAGAAGAAATGTTTATTCTTCTTGTGGTCAAATCACCATCATATTTTTCAGTAATATTGTTATCCAACATCACAATTGGAATTCTTATACTTTGTTGAGCCGCATTTAAATCCATTTCAATTATGTGATCTGGATTAAAATATGGAATAATTTGCTCGGCAATCTGCAGAGTATCATCAATGTGTCTTGTATATATAAACAAAGAAAAAGAAATGTTTACAGGAACTTGTTCAAAAATTTGATTTGCTGTTCCTGAACATTCATCTTGAACTAATGTTGATGAAGACAGCGGTAACGTTTTGTTTCTTCGTCTTGATGCATCTGGTTTTATGGTTGTCATTATATAACTCAATTTAGGCAATTGAGTTTCGATTCTGGTACCGTTTGCAATAGAAGATGGTTCCAATAATCTTCTAATAAATTTTTCTTGGGGTGCATAGGTTATGGGCACTCTTATTTTTACAGGTTGATTTATATTATCTGGATTTGCATGTTCAACATATATTGAATTAAAAAGTGTACCAAATCCAACTACCAGTTTTCTGAGACTTTCATTATAAAAATAATTAAACATTTTTATCCTATAAGAGGATCTGGTGGCAATTCTTGCGTTTTAACCAGACTTTGTTCTATTTGATTCAATTCATTTACCGCATCCGCCATTATTGCACCAGCGTTCAATTGGGCACCACCTGGTAGCGGTACACCAGCGAATTTCATTAAATTTTGAGCCCATTGTTTTTTAAGTAGCGCTGTATAATACTTTTTAAAGATACGATCATTCCAAACTCTTGAATATTGGCTTGGGTCTATTTGAACATACGCTTCAACTAACATGTATTGGCCGGGGATCATTTTTGAACTTTCTAGTTCTAAAAATAATCTTTGTGTTGTTCTGGAGAAAGTATATGAACAAGGATAGTTAAAAACATCATTTACCAATTTGAGATAACTCATAGACTCCATATATTGGGCCATAGGTCCAGTTGAGAGTCCACCTTGATTAAAGTACAATCCAAAGAAATCAAACAAAGTTAATTGATATCTAAGATCAAACATATAGTCACCAGAAATATCTGATGGTCTGTAAACTTTGGTAATTGTTCTGATATCAGATGCAACAGGCCACATGCCTGTATTTCCATTTGCAAAGGTAAATCCTTTTGCGCCAACCGCATCACCAAATGTCGAGGTATCAAAATAACCACGTGCTTTATCAGTTTCAGTTACTGGATACAAAAACCAAGCTCTTTGATTAAAATCAAAGTGTCTTTCATACATATATTCCAATGCTTCATTTAATCTATCTTCTGCTTGCTCCGGATCAATGTTTACTTGAATTACGGGGGCACCCAATGATCTAAAGCAATAGTCTATGAATTCCTGTTTAGTGGTCGGCTGCATAAAAATATTTATCAATTTTTTATTATATTGTTTACTCGTTCAAATATTTCTTCTTTTTCTTTATCAACCGAGACTGTAAGTGTTATCAATTTTAAATTATCAAAATTCATACTTTCAATTTGTTTTTTTCTTTCATTTTCTTCTAATGGAGAATTAGGATCATAGTTTGTAAATCCTGGCATTTTTAAAGGGCAATTAAGTTGTGGATAATCTAGCTTTGAGTAAATTCCATCTTCTCTTTCAAGCCAAGTGTGTGGGTGATCTCCACAATTGCATGCTTTACAATAAAAATGGTTTGATTTATCGCTTTTTGTTAGATATTTGCAAGGCGATATATCATTTAAACCATAACAAGAAACATGTCTTAATTTTTTAGTTTCAACATCAATTTTATTGTTTTTTAATCCTCTAGATGCAATAGCCATCGCAAAGGACATTATTTTGCTGAACATTTTTATACACTCTCATAAATAATTTTCATCCCGGCTGGATAAACAGATTTATTTAAAAAATCCTTATATTGATCAGGAACATTTGCTCTTACAATTATAAAACCTGGGCTACCTGTTACAACTTCACATAAATCGTAAGGCAGACCAAGTAAAGTAATTAAAAGATATTGTATTGCGTCTGGTGTTCCCTTTTTTCTAAAATAGTTTTCTTCAACTTTTAAGGAAAATACTTTTAAATTTGGTAACAATGGTTTTAAATTATCAGAAGAAAAATCTTGTTCTGGAAAATATAAGTCTGCCAAACCTAAAAGCATTTTATCCGAAAGTTTGTGTGGAACATGAATAGTTTCCCAAGGAACTGCAGCACCATAACCTCTTTCAACATCAAATAGCCATCGCTGATAACTTTTTATAATTTGAACAATTAAAACACTATTTGGATCATCATTTGATTTTTTAATAATCCATTTTGGAAACAATGAATTTGTTGTTAGTTTGTCTCCAAACCATCTTGATCCTTGAACATTAAAAAATTCAGATCCTAAAATAGATTTAACTTTAGAGATCATCAACTCTATTTTTTTATTTAATTTAACAGGTATTTTATTAAATAGTAAAATCATTGTGAATATATTAAATTGATACCAGCAACTGCTTTTGTTCCGAGATAAATCATTAATTCATTTTTTCTATTTTCTGGCAAGTCTTGGACAAAAATTTTAATTCGACTTGGAACTGTATCATTTGCTACTGTAATTTTAGATATATCATCTGTTCCTGAAATTCCAGATTGTAAAATTGCATTTTCATAGTCTGCCAATGTTACACACCGATTTTCAGCAGAAATAGAGAATTGAACTTTAGATCTTGCTAATTCTACACTTAGTGAATCGTATCCACCAGTTGGTGTATTAAAAGTTTCAAATTTTAAATTTGAAGGAAGTTTTAAAGATGCATTGTTTCCGAGAACTCCATTACTTGTAATTGCTCGGACATATACAGTTTGATCTGCAGCAATGTCTGCAGATTCTGGCAATTTAGCAGTTACTAAGTAACCATTTACTGTGTTCAAGACAGTAAAGTAATTACCAATGTCTCTATTAAAATCGGTTTTGTCTACTCTCTCCCATACAGTTTCTTCTCCAATAACGTTGGTAGTGTATAGAGAAATTGTCGATGGATCAACTGTTAGAGGAACTGTAAGAGATTGAGTATTAAAATCCCAGTCTGTATATTGAACTAGATTTAATCCAGAATATAAAGTTAATGATGTAGTTGTATTTGGGGATACTTCTTTTAAATTAAAAAAGTAAATTGTAGAATTATCTGGTGTTATTGCTTGTATTGGAGTATATGGTGCCAGTGTGCTTCCGGTAACTGTAACCGTATTGGTTACACTAGCAGATTTTTTAGCCTCTAGCAATACTGAACTATTTGAAGCCAATCCAAATATTGATTCTAATAAATTTGCAGTGCTTAAAAAGGATTCATGATATCCAAATTGTGCATACACACCGTTATATGCTGCTCCTGTTGCAAGAATATTGCAAATCATGCTTATAGCGCTGCTGTCATTATCAAAATCTAAAGATTTTAAATTTGGTTCAGATCGTAAAAAGTTTTTTAGAGATCGTATGATGTCATTATAGTTAAGAGACACCACATTTAATTTTTTAAAGTCCAAAGTCATACTAGTTCTACCTCGATTTTACATGTTGTTGTTGTTTGTTGCATTTTGTTTCCAGCTGTAAATGTAACATTTAAAATTATTATATTATCATCATAATATGCAATTTGTGTTCTAGCTTTGCTAATATCTTTTATGCCCGCTTTAATTGCAACAGATATGCTGTTTTCGATTGAAGCCTTAAATGATATAGGATCAAAAATAAATGAGTAATAGTCAACACCCAGATCCGGAGCAGATGGTATTTCGCCACGTTGTAAACGACAAATGTTTTCTATTTTTTGAACATAAGAATTGATATCTGTAACAAAAGAAACGTCTTTTTTATTATTAGACGAATCTATTAGCAATCCTAGGATATTAAAATCTTTGTTATACATTCTTAATATTTATAAGAGTTTTGTCTTATTTTATTATGCTTCGGCGTTTTTTCTAATATTACAGATTTCCAAAGTTGTTGTATGAGATCCGGAATTTAATATGTTATGTTTTACAGATAAAACGTAATAATCTCTAGTTAACACAGATTGTCCTGGTTGGGATGTAGAAGGACCTGACATTGATGCCATGTTATCTACTTTAAGACGAACAATATCTCCTGGTGTTATAGATAAATCACCAGCAATAGAAATTGTAACACGCTCACCATATTGGACTGAATCTAAAAATTCTTGTCTTTGTGCTGGTACTTCTATTGGTGTTTTCCAAAATGTCGCAACATTCAATCTTAATTTTAAATAATCTGCAAATCTCTCTCCTATATCGGGACATGTGCAACTGAAAGAAGCCATAGGAGAACCCCAAAGACATCCTAGCCATGCAGTTCCCAACATGACCTCACCATCTTTATCGCTATAAAATGGTGGAAATGTGCCACCTGTAATTTCATTACATTCGTCTGATGTTATTCCAGTAAGCAAGTCGTAAAATGGACTTATAGCCGCACAAAATCCTTCTACATTTGGTCCATACCAATAGTTACCACCACACACACCCATTGCATCGGCTATAACTTTTATATTTGGAAATTTATCAAGACATTCTGTTATAGATATAGGAGGATTTGTAAAACCTCTTGTTATTTGTGCATTAGCACATGTATAAGAATGCTTCGATGAAAGAGTGGTGTTTGCAATTTGAACTTCACTTGCACCAACAGTTACAATTTGATTTGGTTTATTATTTAATCGCATGGCCCATCCATTATATTTTGTGCATCAAACCAATAAATAAATTTTCCATCATAGAACCGTAGTAAGGCTTGATCTGTTATATTTGAATCTCTCAAAAGTTTTATAACTGGAATTTTATACATTTTAACGATGTGTAATTTTTTAAATTCATAAAAGGCACAAGATCCAGTGGGATACACAGGTAATTGTTTTTCATCAGCCGCATCTTGACTATAAAGTGGAGGAAATGTTATTCCTTTAGGTTCTACTCCAATAGTGCCTGCTGTTAAATCTATTATTGGATGACCGATTGGGCGATATTTTATTTTTTGGAATCCCTCATCTATTACACTTTGTGCATGCCAACCTGGAGAATAATACCCACCTTCATCTCCTGTAGTTCCTTGACCTAAGAATGGGAATAAAGGAAATCCACTATAAGTTAATCCTGTTGCAGAATACCAATTAGTTCTTTCACTTATATTAATAGCAAAATTGAATCTTAAATCTTGGAAAGGCCATCCAGACCATTCTCCGTTGGGTTTTCTAGTAACCGGATCATAAAGCGGATCACCCACATCTAAAACCCATAATCTATTTTCTGGTGTTGAAAATATTTCATATTCATTTCCATACATCCAATCTGGCTCTGTTTGTTTTAAGTTTAACTTGATTGCTGTTGGATCATCTATTAATTTTAATTTTGCCCAAGCATATCTGTATTTTAATGGTTCCCCGTTTACACCTTTTTGTTTAAAATATGGATCCCAACCAGATTGGTCTCTACCTAACAGAGCAGCAAAAAAAGTTTCTTCCTTGGCTTCTTTGATACAACATAAAACATAAGAAATAAAATTTTGTCTTTCTATTTTTCTAATATGTTCTAGTTGTTTTGAAACACCTTTTAATTTATCAAAAGTATTATAACGTATTAAAGCAATTCGATTTAAATAATTTAATTCAGGCCCACCTGAAACTGCACCAGCATCATAATTTATTTTTTCTCCCAAATTGGGATCTACAGGAGTTAAATCAAATTGATTTTTCCACATTTCCGCACAGTCAACATAAGGCATATATCCAGTATCACCCATAAAATTGGTATCATAATAAGCACCACCATAACCAAAATCTCTACCTATATGAGTAGTGTTACTGACATTATCCAATGGATTCATAGAATCATAAAAACCCCAAAAATTTTTATAAATTAATTCATTTGCTCCTTGAGGTACTTTATTTACAACTCCCTCCGAAGAAACAATTTGATAATCATATTTTTGACCTTCATCTTGGAATTGAAATGATAATTTAGCAAATGTGTTACCGTCAAATGTAGTGTTACCACTTACATCATTTAAAAATTTAGGAGTTTTTCTTACATAAAAATATTTCTTTGACATGAATTGATCTGCGGGACTAGTAGCCAAAGAATATATTTTTTTAAACTTTGCTTCTTCTCCATCAACTTCTATTTGAATGTATGTATTATCTGAATCATACACAGCATAATTAAATTCTTTTACTTTTCTTTTAGCTTGAGCTATTTTATCTTTTTTCAAATCTTGATAAAAATATTTGAATATTATGGTTTCAAACCAACCTGTCCAAAATAAAAATCTTGGAAAATTTGAATCATAAATTATTTCTCCAACAAAAATGTTGTTTTGAGTAAAAAAACCTAAGTCTCTTGCTTCTATTGGTTCATCTGGATTGTATGCTTTTGGTATAGAATATGAACTCAAATACGAAAGATATTGAATTGTATTGTCTATTGGATAGTGTGTTCTATCTTCAACTCCATTCAACCCAACATAAAAAGATAAATTTTCTGTTTTATCCGCGAAGTACGGAAAAAAGTCTTCTTTTCTATTTGGTGAATTTAAGTCTAAAGAAAAATTTCTAAATGGAGAATCTACACTGGTTGTAACGCTTTCATATATAGCACTAACAAGTCTAAAATTTTTATGTATTGGTCTTGAATAAGGAACAGGACCTTCAATTTGAGAAAAGGAAGATTGTTCTGCCAGTTTATAGATATAATTTGTAAAATTAATTGAAACAAATGTTTGTTCTGTTTCTGCAGCAGCATTGTTTATGTAACTTGTGCTGGTTATATAAAAACACCAACGATTACCATTTACGTCAAACATTATTATAGTATCTATCTCATTACTTTTGATATATGATACTATATCTTGAATATCTCTAAGTATTAAACTCCCTTTAGGATATGGTTCAAAAACACTTTCAATCAATTCTATTTTTTCAAATTGACAATAAACATTTTTATTTCTATCAAATAATCTAATTCCTTTTGTCAATTCATCTCCAGCCTCAGAAATGAGACCATCAACTTTATCATTTACTAAAAGAATATCACTGATTTGCGAGGTTAAAGGATTGGTTGCCATGTATATTAAACTCTATAATTTTGGGTTATTTTTTTGAAGAAAGAATCTTTTAGAGATCCGTTCAAATACATTTGTATTTTGGGAATAGTATTTTTAATAGTCTCTGAATTACTTATAACAACCCCACCTGTGCCTACTGGTTCATATGGTGATTGACCACTTCCCTTTTTCAAAAGGGGATATTCAGAATTAACCTTTATTAGGTCTTTAACTTCATTAAAGGAATATTCGATTTTACTGGCCACACCAAGTTCTTGGGTTATTCCATAAATTCCTGCTTGTTTGTCGTACCAAGTATATCCTGTTGAAGAACCTACAATGCCTTTTAATGGACCCATATCATTAGCATTTGCAAAGGTAAAGCCTTCTAGATATTTTATTACTGCTCGCTTTGAAAATGGATTGTAAGACTCAATCAAAGCAAAACCACCATTTAAATCAAATTCTCCTGTACTACCATACTCCCAGTTAGCACCAGTATTTTCTGTGCGAGGAAATATCAATGATCCATTAGTAAAAATTGCATCTTCAGCGCTGTTATAAACTAAAAGTTGTAATCCAGTAAATCCAGCTACAGTATTTTCTTGTACAGAGTTGTTAGGTTCTAATAAATCAAACGGATTTATTTTTTTATTTGCAAATAAAAATAGCCAAAAAGAATCAATGTTATCATAAATTTTTTTAGATGTTTCTATAAGTGTGTCATTACTATCGATTACCAATTCTGTCAACACAAATTTAGAATCGTTTACTGTATAATAGGATGTCATGTCAACAATATTAAAATTGCCTATTGTTGTTGTATAAGATCTTGTTGGTAAACTATTAAAATAATTAATCATTGGGGAATTCTTTTGCAGAAAGTTCAGACTTTGATAAAATAGATTGTGTTTCGGGATCCCATGTTCCGGTTTCAAATTCCTCAAAAGCCACAGAAAGAAGAGTTATATTTGAATGCCCTGTAGGTAATAAACGAACTACGGGGTCTGCTTTATCGTTCTTTTTAACTGTAACAGATGTTAATACACATACTAGTGGGTCCCCCAACCAATCTGATGTATAATCTACGTTAGTAGCCACTAAACCTGTATTTGGAATAATTTCCATTGACCATAAATTTTGAGGGAATGTTCTTTCTGGTAACCCAGCAACTGCGGTTGGATATGATGTCTTTTTAAATGTTCCACAAATTTGTTCAACAGTCACCGCTTCTCTTTGATTTTTTGGAGCAAATATGTATTTGAATTCATATCTCTTTCTAGCCTCGGATACCATTGTTAATTCGGTTACGTTGGAAAACTTTTTAAATGTTGAACTTTGAAGGTTTTGTAACTCTTGTATGAAAGATACTGAACTGTATTCTCTTCCCGCGTCATAGTTGCTAGTATCAATCTCTCCATTTTTCATCTTTCCACCATTATTTAATATGTTTGGTGTAAACCCAGTAATTGGTGCTATAGGAGTCCAGCCTTGGCCGAATTCATGTGCTGCAGCATAACCGACATCGCTTGGTAGAGGCAATGTAATGGTATATGCTGCACGATTTTGTACTGAATTTCTTGTTCTTTCTGTATTCTTTACGGAGTAAGTTGAAACAAAAAACTTTAAAAATAGTGGTTGATCTTGAACATATGGCCACAAAGGATATGCGTAGTTTACTGGCATAAAAATATTTATCATAAATATTTTATATGGCCTACAAAACAAAATTTAATCCCAAAAATACGTCGAAGTATATTGGTGATGTATCAAAAATAAACTGTAGATCATTATGGGAGCGAAATATATGTAAATTTTGTGATGAAAATCCAAATATAAAAAAATGGACATTTGAGGAAATAGTCATTCCTTATATGAGTCCTCTTGATAAAAAAATTCACAATTACTTTCCAGATTTTTTAATAGAATTTGATCAAAAGGGAAAAACTACTACTTGGATGATTGAAGTTAAGCCATCAAAACAAACTTATTTAAAAGAAAACGCATCTAAAAAAGAAAAATTAACTTGGATTATCAATCAAGCTAAATGGCAAGCCGCAGAAAACTATTGTAAAAAACACAATATGGAATTTAAAATAATTACAGAAAAAGAAATATTTAAAAATGGCAGAGAATAATAACTCAATAGAAACAATAAAAACATACTTTGCAAACCACAATGGTTTGCAATTAAGTAATAGATTTAGTGTTGCATTTCGCAATCTGCCTTTTCAATTTAGAGACCAAAATGGAAGATCCCCGGTAGTTCAAGCACAAGAAGTAGTATTCCCTCCTAGATCGCTAGAAACTGTTGTTGATGGATTGCAAGGATATGGACCGGGTAGATATGTTCCAAGATATCAAAAAATATTAACCAGTGGTATTATTATCACATTTCCTATCACAAATGATTCATTTATACTAGACTTAATGGATCAGTGGTTTAATTACTTTTATTCAAGTAACTTTGCTAATAATAGAGTCAACCAATCAAGAAATTACATTTTGCCATTTTATGATGATGCTGTTCTTCCTGTTTTTATGGATATATCAATTTTAGATCCTAATGGAAATCCAAATTTAACAATTACTCTAAGTGAAGTATTTCCGGTAGAAACACAACCATTTCTACTGTCCATGAAAACTGAAAACACCTATTTAACATATCCAGTGGTATTTGGTTATAGAGATTATCAATATAATATTGCTTAAAGGTGGATATAATATATGAAAGAGTTATTAAAACAAATACAAGAGTCGTTGCCAACATATGACGCAGTGCTTCCATTTTCAAAACAGGAAGTATCCTTTACACCATTCAGAGTAAAAGATTCAAAAAATATATCGATCATTCTTCAAGAAGACAATAAAAAACTTGCATTAAAAGCAATGGTAGATCTTCTAAAGAATTGCTGTGTAAAGGTTAATCCTTTAGATCTTTGCTTGGCTGATGCTGAATATCTATTTTTGCTTATAAGATCTAAGAGCGTTGAGGAAAACATAAATTTAGTTGTAAACAATAATCACGTTAAAATTAATATCTTTAATATAGAAACCAAAAATAATTTTATAGATACAGAAATAAAGGTATCTCCAAAATTGATTTTAAAAATTGAAACACCAAAAGTGAAAAACATTTTACAATTAAATGATCTTTCAAGAAAGAACATGCTGCTGGCATCAATTAAAGAAATTGTGGTAAACAAAGAAATTTACAATGTAGAAAAGTTTGTTCCAAATGAAATATCTGAATTTTTAGAAAATTTGCCTTTAAATATTTTAAATGAGTTAGAAAAAATAAAACATCCTGAACTTCATTTTTCAGTAAAAGTAGATAATGAAGAAAGTGAGGTAACAGGTTTTCTAAGTTTTTTTACCTTTCAATGAAATTTTTTGATTTAAAAAATTATTACGTTACTAATTTTAATTTGTTGAATGTTGGAAACATGAATTTAGGTGATATTGAAAATATGTTATTTTGGGAAAGAGACATATATACAAATCTTCTCATTCAACACAATAAAAAAATAAAAAATAGTTTTTCAGAAAACCCATTAAATAACATATATGAATGATTTACCAGAAAATAATAAAAACAGATTTGATCAAGTTGCAAGATACGATGATATATCTGCGCCACAACCGAATTTAGGTAGAACAACAAAAATTGATTCTTCTGCTGAAGCAGATGTTTTGGGTATTAAATCTGGTGAAGGTTTAATAAAAGATGAAATGTCCAAAACCGTTTTTAAAGATGGTAGAGATATAAATTTAATGGATGTTTTATCTGGTAAGGCTAATATAACCAGATTGTCCATGGAAGACCCTAGATCTACAACAACTAGTGGGACTGGTGGTGTTATGCCTACTGTGGCAACTGGAACACCAACACCATCTACATCTGGTCCGGATTTAACTAAAGAAATAGGTTTGATGGATGCAGAGATTGAAACTCTTGTGGATGAAATAAAAAAGTTAAAAGAAGAATTAAAAGTTCATCAAAAAATAAATGATAAACAGAAGTCAGATATAGATGCTGTTCAAGAGGTAATAAATAACATGTTAATTCAAGACTCAAAAATTTTTGATGAAGAAGCAGTTAAAACCGTAAATAGTCAAAAATTTTTCTTTGATCTAAGAAACAAAGAAGCATCAATGCCCCCTGAGTGGGCTTAAATAAAAAAGCCCCCTTTCGGGGGCTTTCTCAATCCTGATCCATTTCTGAGAAATACTTCAGTGGATCTTTCTCCTCCACATCATCCGTTACTGTAGTCTCCTCTACATCGTCCTCAATGCTCTTGGACTCTGTATACTGAGCACGGATGTCATCACCAACAGCCTTCTTGAATCTTGCATTCAGTTCTTCAAAACTCTTAAACTGACTCTTATCAACGAAAGGCTTGAGAGGATACTGCTTCTTCCAGATCTCTTCCAGCTTCTTGTCTTCTCCACCGAGAAGAGGCGCTGGAGCAGCAAACTCGCTTCTGTCGTAGTTTACATAACCACCGACATTGCGAATTTTAATCTTGAAGTCTGCACCCGTCCAAAAATTGAACGGATCAACTGCAACTTCATCTTGGAACTCAGGGTGAGCAAGGCCCTGAATCTTCTGAAAGATCTTAGTTCCATACTGATAAAGGAAAACCTTTCCCTTATTCTCTGGGTTGGCAGGATCCTCAAGAACAAGAATATTTGAAATGTAAGTCAACTTACGCTTACGGTTTCTTGCAATATTCTTATCATCCTCAATACCACTGTTCCACAGTTCACTATTGGCAGCACAGATTGGGCACTTCTCACCAATGGTGGTTGGGCAGTTCTCATACAACCAGCCTCCCTTGCCCTTAAAGGTGTGGCTATAAACCGCTACAAACGGAGTGTCCTCACCTTCAATCTCAGGGAGGAACCGAATTACTGCATATCCATTGCCAGCCTTATCGATTCCCGGCTTCCAAATACGGTCATCCTTATAACCGTCCTTCGCAGACAACTTTTCAAGTTTCTCCGAAAGTGATGCGATTGAATTCTTACTCTTCTTTTTAAAATCTGAAAAATTACCCATAATATTCCCGAGGGTCTACCTCGGCCTTTCTTGTTAGATCATTATACGATGACTATTAGTTTAGTCAACAGGAAGTTTTTTGGTTTTTCTTTTTTTTATAAAATTAAGATCTTTAGCTTCCATCTCAATTTTTTCTATTAAAGGTTTTGTTAATAGTTTGCCGGATGCAGATGGGTCTAATCCCATTTCATCACTAAGTTCCAAAACACACTCCATGAACGATAAATTTGTAGATTTAACTCGTTCAATTACTTTTGATGAAAATTTTTCTTTTGCTGAATCGTCCATGTACATGACTAATATATCTCACTCTCTGATAAAATCAATATTATTTCCTTCTAAATATTCTAGAACTATTTATAGGAACAAATAATGGCCTCTGACACAGACAACAACATTATTATAGAAACTTCCGGCTTAACTGCAGCAATTGCAACAGATGTTGTCCAATTTAGTGGATCTACATCACATTTTCAATTTTTTAAACTTGCATATGGAATATGCGGTACTGCAAGCATAGTTTCAAACTCTAATCCTCTTCCTGTTGCTTTTACTGCAGGAGTAACAGCAACTGTGGGTGGTCTAATCACTGTTCAGGGTACTGCAGGAGGCTATCCTGTTCCAGTAAGCGGAACAATCATAGCAACAGGCATAACAGGCTCACCTGTTTATGTTAAAACATTCACGGGTTCACAAATTGAAGTTACAGGTGGAAGACTATATACCACAGCCGATTCTATTTCAGTATATGGCCCAAGTGGTGCTACATTTCTACCTGTAAGATTGGTTGGCACTACTGGTTGGGGAATCGGTACAATAGGTGATGCAATTAAAGTTGCAATTACAGGAGCCACCTTTGAGGCAACAATCGGCACAAGCATGGCCGTATTTGGTATTTCGGGTGCAACAGCTATTTCTGTTAGAACCAATGGAAATACATTGGCCATCAATGACACAAACATTACAAATGGATTGACAGCAATCTATGTTAATATTAATAATGTTAGAACAGACTTGGCTGGAATTTCATCTGCTCTTGGAACGCTTAATACCAATTTAGGAACTCTTGGAATTTCTGTTCCATCCTTGCTAAAGACAGGTAGAGTTACAGCTGTTTCTGCCAGCGTTACACAAATGGATCCTGCAGGATTTAGTTGTCAAAATGGTATACAATTAAAAGCATTATCATCAAACACAAATATAGTTTATTTTGGTAACACATCTGGTTTAGTTGGAGCCTCTTTTGGATATTCAATCGATCCTGGAGAGTCTTTATTCTTAAAATTAAATAATACAAATTTGATTTACCTAATATCATCAAGTGGTAGTCAAGTAGTAACATATGTTGCATCTTAATAATCATGTTTACTTCAAAATTTACATTAAACAATCTAAGAACTCTTAGAAATTATGGATTATATGTAACTGGGAATACACTAGATCCTATTTTTTCAAAAGGTTGGATCAAAACTAAACCAAATATTTTAATAAAAAATAACAAATGTTATTTTGATTATTCACATGCTTTTAATACGTCTGATTTGATTTATTTAAATCAAACGTTTAGCAAAATTGGTGTAGGTGCCACATTTTATATGGAGTCTTCATCTTATTATGATGAAGAAAAAGACATTTTAAAAAATTTAGGCGGTACATTTTGTGTAACTGCGTTATTAAATGAAGATAGAGTAATAGTAGCAGATATATCAAGTGGTATGTGTGGTTCATCTAACTATGATTATTTTGAAAAAAATAATTTTACAAGTACCCCTCAATTTAAATTTGAAAATTATGCGTCTTTTACTGGCTACTATCTAGTAAATTCTTTATCACAAACATCACCAACTACTTTTGAAAGTATGGGAATTTTAGGTGAAGCATTTGGTTACGAAGAATACATTGATCTAACAGCAGGAATATGTGAAAACTCTGAAAGAATAAAAGTTTTAGGATCTACCGTATTAAAAGACTCTCAAGAAATTTTATATTTTTCAAGTGGTGGTACTTTTCAAGATATGGGAAATACACTATGTTCTGTAAATTTATATATTCGTGGAGATCCAGATTTATTACAATCACCAAAAAATACAAGTGTCACTGGAATTTATACGGTATCAAATGATATATCAAATGCTATTCTCTATTGTTTTGAAAATCAAACATTAAACCAATCAATATTAAGAAGAGCAAGCCTAGATACTCCATTTACAGGATCATTTTTAAATTGTAAAAATTGCGCAGAATTAATTTATGGTTTAGCCAATACGATGACTTTTGATAGCGTTGGATATGCTTTTGATAATCTTATATTTTTATACGTTATAAATGGATCTTCGGTTAACGCATCTTCTGCTTTAACTGGTTCTTTTGTTACAAATAGTACAGGAACCGTAAGAGTTACAAGTTCAATTAACAAAATTATAAAAATTGATATAAGTCATCCAACTCTAATTGATTATGATTTGACAATATATTCTGATGCAAATAGAACAACATTAGTTGCAGAAAATACTTTTATGAAATATGGAACTCTTGGTTATAACAATTCTTTTGCTATTATAAAAAATTATCAATCAAATTCACAATTATATTGTACGCTACAAGGTCCTTCTACAATTTATTTTACAATACAAGTATAAAAAAATCACTGCCTATTTTCATAGGCAGTGATCATGACCCTAAACAAAAATTATAGAACTTAACGAGTTCTATTCTTCACAAGTCTGTAGTAAGATCGTCCATTACGTGAACTACGAACTACGTTGTAGTTCATGTCGAAGCGATCAAACGCCTCTCGGAGGTCGTGCATCGTGGCGCGCATGTTCTGAACGCGGAAGCGCTTACGGGCCTCTCCGGCAGTCAGTGGCGAACCTGAACGCATAAAATCGAACACTCTCTGAATCTTTGTAGGACGATCAACTGTAGTAATTTCCATAACATTTCCTTTCTTAAGAAGTTTTATTATAATAGCATGTTATTCTTGACTGTCAAGTAATATGATAAATAATTCTGACTGAGGATTTCCCTATGGGCACTAGGAACCATCAGTTTGTCAGTCATGTGAAAAATCATCTGGCACAATATGGAATGCGTCTAGTAATAGGCCGTGGAAAATTATTAAATTGTGGTGGTTATAGATGTGAAGGTTATTTTTCTGATAAAGAAAAAGTTATAAAAATTGCAAGATTTGGAACCAATTTTATGGAAACTTTGGTTCATGAATACTCACATTTTTTACAATATATCAATAATTCTAAAATTTACAATAAATCAGATAAAGCAATTTTAATGGTAGATGCTTGGTTTAACGGTACAAATTTTGATCAACAAAAATTGCGTAGATCTTTTTTTATTATTCGTGCTATGGAAAGAGACTGTGAAAAAAGAGCTATAAAAGTAATTAAACAATTTAATTTGCAAATAGACACCAAACTATATGCAAAAAGAGCAAACTGCTATATCTACAGTCACTTCCTTATGGAAAAGACTCGTAAGTTCTATGCCTATAAGAAGAGTCCTTACAGAAGTCCCGTTGTGCTAAAAATTATGCCATCTTCTATGGCAGTGCTTAGTCATAAATCCATACCACCAAAGATTTATTCTATGTTGGAATCATTTACAATTTGAGATTTTAAATACTTTGAAACAAATTTTGTAAATGGTTGATCTCCGTAAGGCCAACGGTCTTCTTCAGATAAAAAATCATAATGCACCAAAGCATCAAGATGCTCTTCAAGCATCTTTAACGTAACATCATCAACATTCCATTTGATTTCATCATCAGTATTGACTGCCGGTGATTCTGCTGCATTGTGTTCTGCAACAGCAAGATCCGCAATCTTTGCAACATTTCCCAAAATCTCTAATGACTTGGCGCATTGATAAAAAAGATCCTTTTTGACAGGATCTTCTTCTTTGCGAGCCAAGTTTCGTACTTCATAAACTAACTCAGGGATTTTCATGATTGTCTCCTTACGACAGTGTGAGGAGATACTTGGTCTTCTGAACAAGGGCCAGCATCTCATCTCTAATATTTAACAATGCTGTTTGATCAGAACCAATTTCTTTTTCTATTTCATTTTGTAAGTAATCTTCAAAAGATTCGATTACCGTATTTACATTAATTTTAAAACTTCCATTCAATTGAAGATTTTCTATTCCCTTCAATTCACCTCTTCCCTTAACACCCATATATGTTTCTGTAAACGCATCTAAAAGCGGGTCAAGCCCCTCGTATAAAGCACCTAAAGCTTTATGGGCAGAGTAAGATTGAGTACCCCAATGATGTAGTCTCACTTCGTTTTGAAAATTTAATATTTTGTGTATGCAGTTCATAAAGTTATTTATCTTTCTCAAAAAGATTCTTTACAGAAGTAATTATTCCTTTTACAGAATCTTTAGCATCATTTATATTAAAACCCTCTCCCTTTTCTGGTCCAAATTTTTTCTTTGGGCAAGAGAGAGTAGGCATATAAAGTTTTTGAGATAGTGCTGCTCTTGGGTTTCCAACAGTGCACCCACAACCACCTTTACACCAACCAATTTCATCTTTAATTTTTTTTGCTTCAGGAACTCTAAATTCACAGCTCATGCATATTTTTTTTCTTTTTTCAAAAACTTCATTACTAACCTTCCCTTGAAGTATTTGAGAAGTTTCTGCAGCCCCATAAGACATTGCTTTTTCTGTAAATGATTTTTCTTCTTCAGAATTTTGTTTTTCTTCATTTACAACTTTATAAGCATTATGCTGGGGTAATTTTTCTCTCATTTGTTTTACAAATGGATGTGTATTATCATTTTTATTTTGAAATGGATCTACGATAGGATCTCTTTCTTGGCATCCCCTACATGTTGGAAAATTTACATTTGTATTTTTTAATTTACAAAATGGTTTACAAGACTCATTTTCTAAATTCCAATGTTTGCAGTTTATTTGAATGTGAGATACGCTATCGTTTGTTTCACAAATTTTAAATTGATTTAAAGTTACAACTCTCATTAGTCTAAACCTTTTGCTGTAATAACAATATGTGATCTATTTTTTGAACTTGGCAAAGAAATTCTTCCCGGATTTGGTTCATATTTTGTATTCCAAGGCAACCAACCATCTGCATCTCTACCACTTGTTGGTACATCATATTTTGAAAACTCTACTTTTATGGAAACATCTCTATCTCTTGATTCAAAAGTATCACATAAAAATGTTGAAAAGGGAATTATAGGTTCTTGGAATCCAGCGTTTGTGAACCAAAGATGATCGCATGCATCAGATACGTCTGGATTTGGTGGTGCTCCAGTGGTGGGAGAAACACAAGAACTTTTATTTACAGTACATTCAAATTTTATTTTTTCAATTTCTTTTACATCTGGTAATGTATTTTCTTTTGTTCTCTTCTGACACAGATATTTTCTCCAATTGAAGAACATATCTCCCAAACCAGTTCCAAGATTTTGAGCAGTTCCCTCACAATAATCACATTTTGTTGTTGATGAATTGCAGTTTGGTGGTTCACAATATTCAAAAAAACAATTTGAATTTATAACAGGATCAAAACATGAGCATGCTTTTTTGCAATCTTTGTTTCCTAAGAAACCTCTTGCGATTGCACCACCCTCCGTTCTGAAATAAATTCTTTCAGAATCCATTCCTAACCAATGTTCAACTTCTGGATTTCCAAAAAATATTGGCACAATATTTCCATCTTGCCATCTTGGAAAACATGTCCAATAAGGATCTTCCTGACCTCTTCCTTCTATTCTTGATGCATTAGCACCACAGTTCCAATTTGCATTTCTGTATGGCCCATATCTAGCAGGATCTATACCAGTTGGTAGAGTACAAGGAAAATCTGGATTTGGTTCTTGACATTCGCAGCGACACTCTGGAGGTGGTGGCTCAAAACCACAAATTTGCACTAAAGGTGGAAATGTATTTGGTTGTGTTTCACAACAACCTATTAAAAATGGATCAAGTTCAGGACAATTTAATGGATCATTATTAAATTGAGGATCTTGTAAATCACAACATGGACAAGGGAATGGAGGACAATCTGGACCACCGGGTGGATCATTTCCGTTACAATCTGCACACCGCCTATCTGTTTTTATTTTACAATCACAATCTATTACACAATTTCCTATAGGTGCTTTTGTTGGGAAATCTTCAGCTTTTACATTAAAAGATGCCCAAGTATAAATTTCAAATGGATCATATGTATCTGGTCTATTGCAATAACCATCTGCAGTCCAAGTACAATAAGAATCACCATACAGATGCGGATAGTAGCCAAATGGAACTACTCTATCTCTTTCAAATTGACTTGAAGATTCTGCTTGCTGTATTGCAGTATAGTTATTTCTATATCTTTTACCACCAACAGGCGAACCAACAGATCCGGCTGGGAATGGCAAATCTGCAAGAGCACCACAATATCTTGGTGCATGTATTCTATACATGGAATAAACTTCACCCGGTGGAATTATTGCTGAACCACTTCCATCAAGATAAATTGTTGGAAAAGATCCGTCTATAACACCATTTTGACAGACACAATTTGGTGTTGAACTTTCAGAATTCCATGGTCCTAAATCAGCATAAATCAAAGAATTCAATGGTCTCACTACAGTTTCATATGGTAGATTATTCGCATATATTCCAGAATTAATTACAAACTTAGCCCCCTCGTATTCTGGTCCATTTCCTGTTTGTTTACTAGAACCACCTACAGTTTCTTGGCAACCTATTTCAGGAGAAAGAGAATTTCCACAAACCAAACAACCAATTCCAGATGTTTCTACATCCATTTTTAATACAATAGGTCCTCTTTCTGCAAAAGAAATTTTGGTGCCATTTAAATTATTCATGCAGTGCAAATGGTTTGTAGCAGTGAGTCCACCACATGATCTTTGATCGCCTTCACCCTCATATCCTGGAATTGAGTCATCACAAGAAGAAGGTAGTATTCTTTCAAGTTCATTATCTTCATTTACTCTGTATCCAGATGGGCAATCACATCCCAAACTTGAAAGATGTTTTTCTTCAACTACTTGTTTAATTGTTATTCTAAATTTAGTTTCTTCTGGAGTGTCTTTATTAAATGTTTTTACATATTGATTTACAGAAACATTCCAATCTTTAAAAACTCTCCAAACTTTACCTTGATTTAAATCCGCGTGATCTAATGTAAACAAAACTCGCAAAGCATCTGTCGGTGTTTTATGAATCCAAATTCCATCATCTTCTCTTCCATTGGACCAAGGAAATCCTGCACTTTCTAAAGCAGAAATTTCCCCAGATTTTGATTCATAATCCATTCCAAATGACCATTCTCCAAAAGATCTTCCAGCAGATGGATCATAATCACAAAAACCAAACGTTGGATTTTTAAATTGAGTTGGGACTAAAACATGCAAACTCATTTTTTTGAATTCACCAGATTCAATATCTTCAACATCCCATTCTGGGGTGGTATATCTATTTGCTTGCTCAAGCCAACCAAAGAATTTTAATTTTTGACTTTCAGCATCTGATCCATGATTTGAATAATTAAAACAAACAGAAGGACAATCTTCCCAACCAAAAGGGGTTCCCTCTTCATCTAATTGATCGCAAAGTTCTTTTGAGCTTAAATATTCTTTATTACAGCATCCCTCTTGTGCGTTTGTACATTCACTTTCCACAACATCACACTGAAGTATATTTTCACGGGGAGTTCCTATTACAGATGAAGGGTTTGCTTTGGCTGCTTTTACTTCATCAACCGTATATGCTGCACCCGTTTCTGGATTATAGCAATGCTCTATATCTCCTCTATTGACATCAAAATATCTTTTGAATCTATAAGGCCACGGTCCTCTTGGCATTCGGGCAAAATCTTGAATACATGGATTTTTATTTCCATTTGCATCTGTTCCATTTTCTAAGAACACACCACAACCAGATTGGAATTCCCACATAAGGTGATCAACAGCAACATTGTAAGATCTTATTGTATCCGGATGTGGTCTAATATTTCTTGCTGGACCATTTATTTTTTTATCTATAATAGTTTGATAATTACTTCCAATTAATTTTTCTATTTTTAATTCAAAAGTTAAATTAAAAAATATATCATCATCATTTTCAATATTTGTCATATTGATGCCGTTAAACCAGCATGGGGTTACATCACCATAATAAGGATCTTGACCCCACTTATATGATGTAGAATTTAATCCAGCAGAGGGTGTTCTAAATGAATTTTTTAAAACTGGAATTGGATTAGTTGGTGTCTGTTCTTGATATCTTCCTGCTTCTGGATTTGGAATTCTTTGAGAGCAAGAAAAATTTTGACACAAATAATTGGTCATTGGATGACCTACACTTGGTAATTCTGTTGTTAAAGTTCCAAGTGTTCTCCAATTTGGTTGTTTACACTGCCTTAATTGACCTTCATCATAGGATGGATTATTGGGATCATACCAATCAATAAAATAATGATCATGATCACACCAAAATCCAAGAAGATCTTCTTTGCAACAACACTTTTTGCTCGTCATGAAATAACCTAGTAATTACTAGATTATTTAGAGACGAATTATTCCGTCATCTGTGGTATAATAAATCTTGTGAAATATTTCACTGCACCACTTTTCACATATACAGCAGGGCTTTGAATTTCTAAAACTACCAAATCTGTTGAATCTAAAATTCAACAATATAAGTTTTTCACCACGCAGAGACTTTGGAATTTTTCTATATGCATCAAGTTCTGCATGCATTTCAGCAAACTTATATCCCAAACGAACAGCATCTGGGTGGGTCTTAAAAACATTTTGACCCACCGAGATGATCTTTCGCTTATGAATAATGAGAGAGATGTGCTTCTTCTGTCGCTCCATTGCCATAGACAGAGGCTTGGCAATAGGCATGTAATTTTCAATAACAGTTTCTATATTCATTCATTACGTCGTCAACTTCAATCCCGGCTTATTGCTCACAGCCTTGGTTGAAGTGACGAGTCCCTTATTCAAACTCGCATCATACTGCGACTTGAGTTCATCAAGAGGTTCAATAGTAAAAGCAATAAAAGACTTAGAAATTTCAACACCCTTCGAAGCCTTAGTATACATCATCCAAGGCATCAAACCAATTTGACCTTGACCAACTGGAACCAGAATTGCTGGATCCTTTAGAAGCCAAGTGGTTTCTTTTTCTTCAAATCTTGCTAAAATTTCTTCGCCTGAGTTTAGTCTAAATACTTTTACGTTCATGTTGAATCCTTTATGTTCTGTGATTATAACCCTTCTTTTAGGATATACAAATAATATGCCTCTAAAATCTTTTAAAACATTTTTAATCGAACAGCAAGAAACAATTAAGTGTGATGTCAACAACATTTGCACTGTTATCCGAGGGTATGAATCTTCTGGAAAAGTTTCAGAAAAAATTCAAAGTCCATATAAAGATAGCAAAGGACTTCTTACAATTGGTCATGGTCATTTAATTACACCAGAATCTGAATCAATATTTTCTGAAGTATTTCCAGAAGAGCAAAAGAGAAATCCAGATTTTGCTAAACAAATTTTATCTGGTCAAACAAAAATGACACCAGAACAAGTTGAAAGATTATTTGAAAGAGATGTTAAAGTTCGTTTACCAAAAGTAAAACAAATTGCCCCGGAATTTGAAACTTATTCACCAGAACTACAAGCTGAACTTACTTCAGAGTATTTTAGAGGGATGGTTGGCAAATCACCAACTGCGATGAAACTTTTAAGAGCAGGTGACTTTGAAGGTGCTGCAACAGAGTTTTTAAATGCCGAAGATTATAGAAAATCAGTACAAGAAAAAACTGGAATCTCTGGTAGGATGAGAAATCTTGCCGATGCAATGCGTAGAGAAGGTCAACTTAGAAAAGCACCGGAAGAAACTAAACCAGTTGAAGAACCTGAAACCACACAAACATCAACTGAAAAAGAATATGAAGTAAAACCCGGTGATACCGTTTGGAAAATAGGCGGTGGAGCATCTGGTGTTGAAAAAATTAAACAACTAAATCCTGGCTTAGACCCAAATAAGATAAAGCCCGGTCAAAAAATTAAAGTTCCAAATTAAAAAGGAACTAACTTATATTATCTTAAATAAAAATAATTTAAACTTTTAGTTCAAATTTATAAGATGGCATACCATCGATTTCATAATCTGATATTGTATAAAATTGTAAAATTTTTGGTTTTAATGTGTTTTCGAAGAAATAAGGTCCAGTTGGTATTTCTGTTGTAGAATCATAATCATGGGGCCAGATTTCACAATTTATTTCTTCAATTTTATATTTTAAAAAATCAATTGAATTTATTAGAGAATAATCATACCCCTCACAGTCAATTGATAATTTTTTTATATTATTAATGTTATATTTACTACATAACTCATCAAAAGTTATAGTATCAATATTTTTAATATTATTTGATTTTATAAAATGATTTCTGTTAATAAATGAGTTATTAACAGAACTTGGATAAATTATAAATTTTTTTATTTTTTTATCATGAACTATACCCAAATTTAAAAAATGTATATCATGAATATTTTTTAATTCTTTATAGCATTCAATTAACTCTTTGAACGCATCTTCATCTGGCTCAATTAAAATAATTTTACTCTTTTTTTCAAGAGCACACATTTCTTTAAAAAAACAATCATTTCCTACATTTGAACCAAATTGAATGTAAACATCCATTCAAATATTTATGCTTAAAACGGAACAGGTTCGTAAAGCATGTTGTATGGGTCTTTAGCAGTGAACCATTCTGGTTCTTCACTATACTGCCATTTAGCGAATCTAGTCTTCTCGCCCAGATAATACTTTCTATAAGCAACAACTGCATCACCATCTTTGTATTCATCGGGCATGGCTTGTGCAAATGGTGTAAGAGTATTAGTTTTGTTGATATTTTTTGGTGGATTATAAAGACCATCCATCAACATCTTTTCCATTACATGAACTTTACCATAACGCCGAGTATATTCTTTGCACAAAGCATGAGCATGCTTCCACAGCCAAAGATAATTTTTACGACTGGCCCGAGTCCAAATAGTACAAGGATGATTGATCATAGTGCAACGGCAGATGTTTGTATTGCCATTACTGTAAGTCTTGTATTCTTTCTTCTTACCTTTGGTCATAACTACATCACCGTCAAGAACATGGTGAGTAGTTGAGAGCAACTGGCAAGATTCAAGAATCATTTTAACCACATGCTTGTCACACATCATGCGAGCAGCGGTAGCAGCATCATTATCCAAAACAAAAATATTCATATTTCGTTGTTTTCAAAAATATTGTTGATTGTGCGATTAACTTGTATCAACATACCACGCGAATAAAGGTCAGGCAAATTAAAAGCGCCAACATAAGAGCAAGCTGACCTAATACCACCAAAAATTTCTTGTATCGTATTTCGTACAGATCCACGGTAAGGCACCTCCACAGTACGTCCCTCTGAAGCACGATAATCTGAAAGTCCACCGTTGTATTTTTCATTTGCAGTTCTGCTGCTCATTCCATAATGCAACATTGTAAGCTCTCCGTGCTCTTTGTGTCTAATTTCTCCACCACACTCATCATGGCCCGTTAACATTCCACCCGCCATAACAAATGCAGCACCAGCAACATATGCTTTTGCAAAGTCACCGGGATAGGTTATTCCACCATCAGCAACGATCCCAATACCGCATGCTTCGGCTGTTGCTACACACTCTATAACCGCCGATAGTTGTGGATAACCCACGCCTGCCACTCGCCGGGTCAGACACATCGACCCCGATCCTATTCCCACCTTTACCAAATCTACTCCAGCATTTGACAATGCCTCTACCCCCGTTGGGGTCACGATATTCCCTGCAATCAATATTGACTTCGGCCATTTTTCTCTTACCTTTCTTGTAAAATTGTGAAACTCTGTCATGTAACCATTTGCCACATCAAGACAAATGAAAGTCGGGTCATGAATCTCGGAGGTATCAACGAACAGTTTGCTGTCGGAATCCAATCCAAGTGTCAGAGAAACATATTGTTCTTTGTCTGGGTGCATATTCACAAAAGCAGAATAATAATTTCCACCCTTTCGAAGGCATGTTACGACTCCATATTCCGAAAGAACCTCTGCCATCTTGTGAGTCCCAACCGTTGACATGTTTGCTGCCATGATTGGAATGCCCTTCCATTTCGATCCACATTTAAATGTGGTCTCCACTTCAAGACTTACATCTTTGCGAGACTTAACATCCGAGAGGGTCGGCATGATAAGCACATCGGAATAATCCAATTTGGGTTCAGTGTTCAAAATCATTTTAAAAAGAATATCATACAAACATTGTTAGTCAACAATCACTTTGAGTTTTCAATTCTTTGAATTGCATCACGAAGATTTAACATCTTTTTTGCAAGATCTTTAGAGGTCATCTTTCCTCGCAAATAATCTTCATAATTAGAAATAATTATCTTGGCTTCTCTAAAGAGAACCGCATACATGTGAGGAACATCGTCTTTTTCTTCTTCCATCCATGATATTTATTGCAATTCTGTTGTGTCATCTCTAATAAATCTTTTTATATTTGGAATATAAACTGAAGACCAGTCTTGTTTTGTAACATCCCACAATAAAATTCTTTTTCCACCAAAAAAACCAAACGCCTTTTGTCTGGTTTCATATTGACTAGAGGGGATTACTGATTTTTTTAAAGTTCCAAACATCTGTGCAGCGTTTCCATCTACTTTAAAATATTGTATCGTAGATACACCATCTATGACCTCCATAAACAATTCTGGACTTGAAATGAAGTTAGTTTTCAAATATTCTTCTTTAGTTACAATTTCTACTTCCATATCATAATCATTCAATGGGTCATAAATTCTTTCTTCCTCTAACTGAGGATTAAATTTATAAAAATTTTCTAAGGACCCATATTTCAATTTAATATATTCTTCAAAATTATCATCTTCACTTGCAAGTTTTTTATACTTTTCTTTTTTAAATTCAGAAGTCATGTAATCTTTTGGTAGCCCAAGATATGACCTATAATTTAAATCTGTATTCAAAAATACATTTAACAAATCCATCTGGAATTGTTCTTCAGGGTTTTCCATTAAAAGGATATACGGAAAATATCATTTTTGATTTCCGCTTCTTTGTAATTTTCTTTTTTTGATCTGAGCATTTCCCAAAATTTTACATAATACCTTGAAGGCATTTGTAAAATTATTTCATGAAATGGAAGTTTTTTATATTCTTTAATTTTGATGAATAAATTTTCTATAGAATCTTTTAAAAAATCTTCTTCTTTATCCAATAGAATAACAACATTTTTTAAAGTTTCTTTAATTTGCATTAGAAAGATCTCGGTGTTGGTCTAAACCCACTTATAAGTTGATTTCTTGGATCTTGTCTTGGTGTTACTTGTGGTGGAGTTACAGCAATATTTTCTCTAAATTTTAATGCAGCATCGGAAAGTGGAGATGGAACATTCTTATATTTTTGTTGCAAAAGTTTAATTGTGTCTTCTAAAGATTTTTTCTGCATGCAAATATTTATAAATAATTTCATGGATTACCTAACAAACTATTACAAGAATCTTTGCGAGCAACTTCAAGAAAAAATTAATCTTTTAGAGGCAAAAGCCAAAAAGAAGAAGAAGGCTAAGAAAGATTATGATGGAGATGGTAAAGTTGAATCATCCACCGATGAATGGAAAGGTTCAAGAGACCGAGCCATTAAGCAAGCAATGAGTGAAGCCAAGATCAACAGACCAACTCACACTATTATCGGTGACGTTTTTCGATCAGACGAACAACAAGACAGACGCATTAGAAACAGAACACAAGTAATGTCAGATCTTCATGCTCTTAGATCTTTTGAGGGTGCCAGTGATGAAGAACGGACTGCAGCAGAAAAAGTTTTAAAAGACATGGAAACAACTGACACCAACACAGGAGCAATTGGAACTGATGCAACCACTCAAGATGTTTTTGCTGCACGCAGAGCCCTAAAAGGATACCAAGGATCGGATGCTTTTAAAGGACATGCAGCAAAAACTCTTTCCGGATTTGAGGATACCGGAATGTACAATTATACTGTAGGTAGCAACGACATGGATTTTAAAAGAGTTTATAAAAGAACTACCGATGTTGGTACAGGTTTAGAGGCTTTGGCAAAAGGAATTGACAATACTTGGTATTGGGCAAGATATATGGGAAATCCAGCTGTAAATGATATGACAAGACAAATAGCAATTGAGATGAATCCCAGTGGTAAATCGTTTCAACAAATAGGAATGCATCCTTCTGGAAAAGCTTTTAGAGGCACAAAGGTTACGCCATTTACATCATCAACTGATGAATTCAGAGCCAGACTTGAAAATCCTGCAGTTCAAAAAGAAATTGGCGTTCAAACACCAAGAAGAAGCGAAGCAGGGCAGGCTGAAACAGCAGCAGAAATAACCAAAAACTTCCCAGCAGATTTTGAATCAACAATTCTTGGTAAATACGTAAAGCCAAGAAAATTAACATAAAAATTTAATACAAGACAAAAGAAAAACCCAGACCTCAAAAGTCTGGGTTTTTTCGTTTTTGTACGGAGCCTTTTATTTGGCTTCTACGGCCTTGGGAGCCTCATGCTCACCACGGGGTCCCTTGTGTCCGGGACGCTTTCCATGAGCGCTAAAAGCGACTACAAGGGCTGCTACTGCGACACCAAAGAGAACCCATTCAATAATTGTGACTTTAGATAACAAATTTTTAATTTTTGTGAGCATAAGTTTCCTTTTTAATATTTAGATAAATAGTAATACCATGAAGAAATTTATTGAATTTTTAAAAGAACAAGAAAATAAAGTTTCTACTTCAGAAATTAAAGAAGTGGATGTTGTTCCAACAGCACAAGAATCAGAACAAAAAAATGAAAAGAATTGGAATAAGGTAGTAAAAGAATTCAAAAAGAATGTGAAAGAACCATCATACTCGGCCACTAAAAAATTTATTCAAGGTGATAAAAAATCTTCAGAAGGTGCAATAGAATTGGATCTCACACCAAAGCCAAAGATTGAGGCACCATTGCCTCAACCTGAGACACCATCTACAACTTAATTTTACTTAAGTTTTCCGCGCTTCATCAATTCGGCTTTGGCAGCACGATATTCGACTGATTGTTTCTCATCAGGAATAGCGGGACCAAACATATTGCTTCTCTTGTTACGGAACATCATTTCTTCTAATTCTTTATCAGTGTGCAATCTGGCTTGACCGTGGCCCTTTTTCTTCCAGAATTCAGAGAAGTCTTCACCTGCTGGAACTGGTGCTTTGGCTGGGGCTGGGGCTGGTGGCTTTCTGAATGAAGGATTTACAACACTGGATCTTGGATTTACAACATCTGCAACAGGTGGTCTGAGTGTATCTTTGGCAACAGGCATAACTTGATTCATAACTTTATTTCTGTTTGGATCGATGCTTATGTCTGAAGAAGCTACTGGAGCACCAATATCTGGGTTGGAAGTTGCAAGTGAGGTATTTGTTGGTGTATATTGGCCACTTGGTGGTGTTGCAAACAGTGAAGTTGGAATCCATGCTGGTGGTGGAACTTGTGATGTTGCTGGAGCACCTGTTTGAATTCTAACTGGAGAAGGGGCCATTGGTGAAGCTGCTGGAGCAGATGCTTGTGCTGATGGAGCATATTTTCCCATTCCCATGGCTCTTTGTTCCAAATCTTTACGGGCTTCGGGGGTATTTGCACTTGGTCTGACTGCACTCAAAGAAGGAGCATTTCCACCCAAAGTTCCGGGACTAAATGTTTGACGAGCAACGCTTCCGGGCATGCTCATTGTTCTGGAAATCATGTCTTGGTCAGCACTCGTTCTTGGTTGGGCTCTTGCTGGTGCTTCTGAATAGTTTGGTTCATAGACGCTTTGAACATACCCACCTTGACCTTTTTTATAATTTCCACCTGCTTCTGCGGCTCTAGCGGCAAATTCTACAGGATCCATTGCTGGTTTAAAGTTAACATTCCCTGTTTTCATAGTATAATCAGGTTCATAAACACTTTGTAAATAACCGCTACCTGAATCTTTCTTATACTCACCACCTGCTTCGGCAGCATATGCAGAAAATTCCAAAGGATCCATTCGTTTTGCTCGCTCAATCAAATAATTTAACTTCTGTTCTAAAATGAATGCTTTTTCAGAAAGTTCTTCGGATTTTTGTTTATAGAATTTGGTGATGTAGTCCATGTAGTTATTTATATTGAGATTTTTTTGAAATTTTTTGTTGATAAATATTTTTATGAACTATTTGACCCAATACTACAAAGACCTCTGTGAGCAACTTGAAAAGAAAATAAATTTTTTGGAGGCTCTTGATCCAAAATTGCAAGCACAACTTGCCGAACTTGATCGCAGAAAAAAAGAACGAGAAAACAATCCAAAATTGAAAGCACAGTTGGATGCGGCCTTTGCTGAGAAGAACAGAAAAGAAGAGGCACCCTATAACATTCCCAACATGCCAAACTTGTCAGCCAACATAGAATTTTCAAGTCAGAGCCGTGCAAGGTCTGGATCTGGCATTCCAACCCCAACAAGTGAACTTGATGCCTTCACCACATTGGGCGCAGATAAGCAAGGAAGAATTGCTTCAGGTCTTTCTACCTCCACACTCAAGGGAATGCAACAAGCCCAATATGACAGATCAAAAGGAATTCTCGGTGGAAGATCAATTTCTCCTGTAAACCCTGCATTGAATAGAAATAGCGTAGCAACACAAAATTTAATATCAAAAACTTTGGATGACAGAAAAGGACCTCTCGGTGGAAGAGCAGGGGCACAATCATATGTGGATACATTAAACCGAACAGGTGATACCAAATCTCTCTATGGAAAAAGTTATGATGAACTAAAAGCAATGAGAGATGAATTGGATCAACAAATCCGTGCTGGATTCAAATCAGGAAATAAAACAATAGATCCTACAAAAAGAAGAACTCTAATGGATTTGAATACTGCAATAGATACATCTTTAAAATCAAAAATTAAAAGAAATTTTTAAAGAATAATATAAAAATTTTATAGTGAACCTTTTCCGGCTCTTTTGGGGCCGGAAATTTTTTTGACCATCCCATGTAATTTGAAAAAGGGGGTCATGGGGGGTGGGGGTATTTTTGAAGAAAATTTAAAATTATTAGAGGGGTCGGTGGGCTAGCCGCTCCGATAACCCCCCGGAGTATGGGACCCAAATCACTGTTTGGACCGCTGTACCCTTAGCTAAATTAATATTTGAAATTAATAATAAAGCCCCCTGTTCGGGGGCCCAACCTGCCGGTTGTAGTTTGTTATTAGCTCTTCACATTTCCCCCCATCCCGCCGAAGCGAGCCAATCGTTATCGGCATCCCAATCCTCGCGGGTCATCTGCCCGCAGGCATCCGCGAAGGAATCGTTATTCGCATCGCGTTCATCGATAACGGCGTTCATTTCCTCGGTGCAACTGACGCACATTTCGGTAGCGTCAATCGGGGCCACACGGCCACACGCGCAGCACTCGCCTTCGTGATGGTTGGGGTTGCTCATGCGTCCATTGTAGCACACGACTACCCTGGAATGCAAGCGCCTAGCAAACTTTATAATATTCTACGATACGCTTGCATTCCTGCCGGTGGCCGTGGTATCATTGGGGCATGACCCCCACCGCCAATCGTTACGAATCCATCCGCGCCACGGCCATCGAAGCCTTCATCGGCCACCTTGCATCGGCTACCCTCTTCGACCTGCGCGCTGCCGAGACTTGGTACGCCGAGGCCCGGGAGTTTGCGGAGTCGCTGCGCGGCCATCGGCCCGATTGGTCGCTGGAAGTTTCGGCCTCTGTCGTGTCGGCCTTCTCGCCCCGTGTGACGTGGGGCCATAATAAGGCTAAGGCCCTACAGTACGC